GCCCCATCGCAGGCCGCGTTGATTCGCGGCCAACATTCGAGATTCACCGAAACGGGCAGCGCCGCCGCTCGCGCGGTCTCAATTACAGCGATAAGCCATCGATCGCGCACCGCATCGCCGACCCGGCTCATCGCCCCCGAGGCTACCAATTTCCCATAGCGCCGGGAAATTGGGTAAACCTCCGCTTCCGGCAATCCATCGAAAAGCGTTACTGTACATTGAGCCAGCCACAACGGCATTAGCGCCGCAGGACACTTGCGTGGATCGTTGATCCCTGGATGAATTGATCCAAGCAAGCAAGCAATCTCTTGCCCTTCATGCCACACTCGTTGCCTTAGCGTGTGCTGCTCGACATGGTACAGAATGTTAGCGCCGGCTTCCGCCGGAGTGATTTCGATGGTCATTTACCCGATCCCTTTCCTGGCGGCGCGGCTGCCTGTGCCGCCGCAGTCTTCTCCTCGATCAGCGCGACCAAATTATCCACCTTCTGCGCGTGAGTGCGTCCTGGCCGGACATCCCTGCCGTCGCCGCGCATCAAGAATGGGTCGAGGCTCTGTTTAAGCCGCACCGCTTCGGTGGATAGCGACCTAATTCGTTCAATCGTTTCGCCGATCCAAGGCAATGCGGGGTAATAGTTCGCATAAAGCCCAAACCGGTCGTTCTTAGCTAACCCAAGGACATTGCCATTGCTCGCGTGAACGCCGGTTACTGTGCATTCGTCGCCGGTCTCGTTGAGAACCTTGATCGCAATCCGTCTGCGCTTTTGCGCCTCGTGTTCGGCGACTGCGGCATCAATTATGGTTTGTGCTTCGAGATATCGATCACACCACGTTTCCACTATTGGCCCCTGAACACGGAACCTCATAGTACTGTCATCATTTATCGTGATCGTGTGCCCATTATACTCCTTGCTGATCTCAGTCATCGCTTCAACTCCCATCCCCTCAGCTTAGCAACTGTCTCCGCATAATCCAGCGCCGCCAGCACCTCGCGGCGATCGCCCTTATCGGCCCAATAGGCGCGGCCATCTGCCAGAGACTTGGTGCGGCAACCAATACGCACCCAAATCTCTCCTTCCCAAAGATAGGCGAAAGCCCACCAGCCATTCGGTTGGCCTAGCGCGATCACTTGTTTGACGCCGCAGAGATCCGCGCCGCCGAGATCCGCGTCGCCGAGGTTCGCGCCGTGGAGATCCGCGTCGCGGAGATTCACGCCGCGGAGATCCGCGCCGCAGAGATCCGCGCCGCCGAGGTGCGCGCGCTTTCCCTCTCTGGCGCCAGCCAACCACTCGAGGTGCGCCGCGAGGATTTCTTTAAGCTGTTCTTTGGTCATTAGGTATCGCCCGATATTCGAGGTCGGATCAATCCGTGTCATCGGTTCCTCCGTTGTCTGTGACTGGAATATATGCGGCGTTGGCGGATATGTCAACAGATAAATCGACACCCTTGCCATTTTTTTTCGAGACGCTATGTTAGGCACATGACCGAGAACGAAATCATCCGAACCTCACGCGAAGACGCCGGTATCCGGCAGAACGCTCTTGCCGCGCAAATCGGCATCGACAAAAGCACTTGGTCGAAAATAGAGACCGGCGAGCGTACGCTCCCCGACGCCTATCTGCCGCTGCTGCCGCGGGAGATTCGCGCCCCGCTGGTCCGCGCCAGGATCGCCGCACTGAAGCTGCTGCTATGAGCAGATTGGAGCCGGGCGTCCCGATACCAAAAGCGCTCCCATTTTTTCCTGGTGTGTTCCTTGTGAGTTTCACGATTGTCGCCTGATCGATGATGGCCGTCCTCTCACTTTACTCGACCTGGCTGGCTGATGGTCGCCTATAGCTTTAAGGCACGGTTCGCCGAACCGATCCTCGCCGGCTCCAAGGGCGGCACGATCCGTGCGGCTCGCAAAGTCGCGGCTCGGCGTCTGCCACCAGATCGACCTGGCGGCCATGCACGGCCGGGTGAAATGCTGCAACTCTACGCCGGCATGCGGACCAAGCACTGCTGGCGTATCGCCGACAAGCGCTGCCTCGATACCGAACGGATTATCCTCAGCTTCGGTGGTAGCCTCATAGGGCTCGCCTCTCGGCCGATCTATCGGTTAGAGGATTTGGACACTTTCGCGCGCTTCGATGGCTTCGAGTCCTGGCTTGAAATGTGCGCCTTTTGGCATCCCGCAGCCTGCTTCGAGGGCTGGCACATCCGCTGGCTTCCGCTGCCGGAGGCCGTGCGTGGCTGACTACCGCACCCTGATCGCCAACCTCGAGAAGCTGCTATGAGCAGATGGGCTATCGCTTCAGAGCGGGGCGTCCCGATATCGGAAAGCATCGGGCGCTCTTGGCTGTTTTTGCGGATTGTCGCGCACTTCATGGGCAGGTGGAACAACCCCAACGGCTGTCGATATCTGGTGGTCCGCGTGCCTGAAAGGGAAGGGATTTATATACTTGACTCCCCTCGACAAGATCGTTGATACGGTTCTCGCGTACCGACCCAAGCCGAAGAGTAAACCGGCAAAGGCTCGCAAGCGGCGCGCGGCGAAAGCCGCAAAGGCGACGTGATCCGGATCGAGCACGGAGACATGCTAGACATTCTTCCTCGCCTTGCGGCTGAGGGGATTGTCGCCGACGCGATCGTTACCGATCCTCCTTACGGCCTTGAATTTATGGGCAAGAAGTGGGATGCCCCGCTGAAACTGTGGGAGACGGGCGCGGGCTTTGGTAAGCCGGGAATTGGTGATCGCAATACGCCCTGGCCGGCCTTTGGCGCTTTCGGCGCAGCTAATCCGACATGCGCAAATTGCGGCGGACGAGCGCGCGGCGCAAAGAGATGCGGGTGTGCCGAACCTAAATGGAAATCCATCGGCAAGCGTCGCGGCGGCGCTCCGATCCCCGCTGGCGATGCGCCATCGCCGATGCAGGCTTATCAGCAATTTTCCGAGAATTGGGCGCGACAAGCGTTCGCCGTGTTGCGACCGGGTGGGTTCATGCTTGTGTTTGGTGGCACGCGCACCTATCACCGCATGGCCTGCGCGATCGAGGATGCTGGCTTTGAAATCCGCGACGCAATCATGTGGCACTACGGCACGGGATTCCCGAAATCGCTCAACGTGTCGAAGGCGATCGACAAGGCGGCCGGAGCCGAGCGCAAAGTCGTGGCGACGGTGCGCTACAAGGGCGGCGGCACCGAGCATATCAACCGCTCGAATGCGGCGGTTCACGATTACCGGCCTGACGGCTATCAGAAGGGCGAGAACATCCTGGACGTGACGACTGCCGCAACCCCAGAGGCTGCGGCATGGGAAGGCTGGGGCACCGCTCTAAAGCCAGCAACCGAGATCATCTGCGTGGCACGCAAGCCGCTCTCCGAGCGCACCGTGGCGGCGAACGTGCTCAAGCACGGCACCGGGGCGCTCAACATCGACGAGTGCCGGATAGGATACGAAGACGACAAGCCCGACCCGGCTACTAATCCGCTCTATAGGGCGCAGAACGGCTACGCGAACACTAGCGCACCCGATACAAACTCGTCGTCCTATACCTTCCGAGCCGACGGTGGCCCCGACCGAAAACCTCAACCTGCAGGCCGATGGCCCGCCAATCTTGCGCACGACGGCTCGCCCGAGGTCATGGCTTTGTTCCCGGATAGCGCGGGTCAACAAGCCGCCGTCCGCCCCGATAGCGGGACCGGACAGAAAACCAATGGCATCTTGGGAAAGTTTGCAACCAACAGCGACCACGAACCGCGTGGCGACACCGGCTCTGCGGCCCGGTTCTTCTATTCGACGAAGGCTGGTGCGGAAGATCGCTGGGGGTCGAAGCATCCGACCGTCAAGCCGGTCAAGCTGATCGAATGGCTGATTACGCTGGTCACGCGGAAGGGCGGACTGGTGCTCGATTGCTTCGCCGGCTCGGGTACTGCAGGCGTGGCAGCACTCGCGACCGGGCGAAATGCCATTTTGGTTGAGCAGGACGAAAGCTACGTCGCCGACATCCGCGAGCGCATGGCGTTTTATCAAGGCGACGGTCGTCACTCACTGGCCTCGAAAAACCGGAACGTCGGGGCGCGCGACAAACCTGGACCGCTCTTGTGATCCGAGGGACTCATGTATATAAATCCGAAAGGGAAACGCCCCCCGCCGGGCCGAGCCGTTGACGCCGGATCGATCCGATTCGATATGCCTTGCGGTTGTCGAGCACCTTATGCTTTTGATTACAAACGGATTTAGATTGATTGCGCACCCTGATCCGATTGTACGGCTCCAGGTTGCCAAGCAGGTAAGCCAACACGCGCCAAGCCTGCCCGCTCAACTCGTGGTCGAAGGACAATCTTAGGACCCAAACCGAGGAGGGTAATTTCGCAAATGAGCACCATAGCGGCGTTTAGAAACGGGAACGCCCGGCCGAAGCCGGGGCGCGCCCATCGTTGAGGCCGGATCGCTTTAGCTAATTATCATCGCGCCACCCGTCGAGCGGCGGCCGTCTGTCGCTTTCCAGCCTGATTTCGATTTGAAGCCACGACACCAGTCAGCGACCCTCTGCCGCGAGGTTCTGCGCTTGCCCGCGCAGGAATAGGCGAGGAGCGCCGAACCGAACGGCGTCGTCATGTCTTTCCATACGCCAGCGACGTAACCGGGCGGGTGTAGCGGTCGCGCGACTTCGGTATGCGATTCGCGGTCGGCTTGCGTCCACCCCATGCGCCAGGCTGCATAGCGCTTCGCCGCAATCGCCATGTAGGGGCATTGCGATTGCGGCTTGCCGGCGAGCCGAGCGGCATAACCGCGATCGTAGGCCGTCTTTGTCGCATTCCGTTTCGGCTTGGGTGTTTCGATCGGCGACGCCGGCCCGGCGAGATAGATAACCGACTCAGTGTTGCCGGCCCACTTGTCGCGAAGATCGCGCAAACGATAATGTGTCATTTGGTTCCTCCTTGCTGACACCCACAACCTAATCGCCGTTGGCAAATCTGTCAACAGATAAATCGACACCGTTGCCATTTTTCGATCGACATTACAGGCGGTCATTTAGTCGGCTCAGGGCAATGACCCGCGGTCATAAACGGAAACCGGCCCGCGTGGGGGCGGGCCGGGAAATCCGAAGATTTTTTCGCTTGACCTGGGGAGGAACCCGGTTCAGCGTGCCGTTGGGTGACAGCGAGGGCAAATTGCCTAACGTTCCAAGCCAGAGTCAAGCGAAAAGATGAGCGGCCAGGCTTGGCTGATGCTCGCCTTTCCCGGTGACGACGCCGGAAAACACGCGCTACAGGCATTCGTGCCGGCCAAATCGGGCAAATGCTGGTTCCGTACGCTGTTCACCCGCGAGCAAGCGATTGCCTGCAAGCGCGAGCTGATCGCGGCCGGCATCCGCTACACCTGCAGGAAAGTTGACCGCCCGCAACCCCGATTCGCGGCGCACCAGGCAAAAAGCCAAGGTGGTGTCGGCGGTCGGCTTAACACGACACCGATTGACTGGAGATGAAATCACGGCGCCCTTTCGGCTCGACCCCTTGGCTTGCCAAGAGAGCAACCGAACGCGCCACTAATCAGGCGGAGAGACAGCAACGCAACCGTTCGCGACGATTGGCGCGCGAGTTGGATGTTGCGGCTGTCCTCGCCAAAGCAACGACGCCGAGCCGTAGCGAATCGCGGCTGGTTAAAGCCCCCGAGGGATCGAATAGGCATACGCACACGGGTGATTCCGTAGGCTTAATACGATTGCCCGATCCCGCCGTCATCCTTGTGACGGTTGGCAGAATTAAGGCCTACCGAACGGAATAGCCCGTGAAACCAGGGCTACGTAACCACGCGTAGTCGCATCGCTGGGGATGGCGCCGTTTGCAGGGCAAGATTCATTGAGCGCTCGAATTGTGCCCGGAGATTAGTGCAGGGCACACCACAACCTATCAGAGAACCTTCAGCGATGCCGGCTACTCGGGCAGGCCCATAGGGGGGAGGGGCACTGTTACCCCTTGATACCCCAAAGCCAGCGCTTTCTCTGAGCCCGCAAGCACAAACCCCGCACCCTCCCCTCAAAAAAAAGACCGCCGAAATGGTCTCGGCAGTGGGCCGGGATGCCTCCGGTGAGGCAGTATCGCCCGGCCCTGCTGCTGGAATGACTGAGCCTGCCCGTAGCTACGGCGCGACAACCCGAGAGAACGCTTGACAAAATCAAGCGCATGTGAATTGGTGCGAGCCAGCAACCCGTTGATGTAAAACGATACACCGCCATGCCACAAGTCGGAAATCCCAAATGGGTCAAAGGCGTCTCCGGAAATCCCGAAGGGTTGACCAAGCGCATCGTTAACATCGAATCACTCTGCCGCTTCCAGGCACCCAATGCTGTCAAAGCCCTTACCCGGATAATGACATCAGCTAAGTCGCCGGCTTCCGCCGTCGTCTCTGCTGCGTGCGCGATCCTCGATCGCGGCTATGGCAAGCCTCGCCAAGATGTGCACCTCACCCAAGGTGACGAGTTCAGCGAACTGTCGGACGATGCACTGCGGGAGCGGGTGCTTGAGCTGGCGAGGGCGATGGCGGCACTCGACCGGCGCGGGGGGGAAGTAATCGACGGTGTGGCAGTTGAGCAACACCTACTAGATGTTGATGCAACCACCAAAATCAGCGGTACAACCAATACCGACCAGAGCTAAGCCATTGATATCGGCTGATGCTGAATGTCGCATATGTCCTATTATGGAAAGTTGCACTGCACAACGAACATATAAGGAACGCACGCACAGGTAGTGCCGCGCCGCCCCATTACCGGCGGTCATCTCCTCGTTGCGGGCAATGACCTAGGGCCATAAACGGAACCGCTCCCATGTGAACGGTCGAAAGTACCCCTCCGACCCCCCGGCCATCCCTTTGACGTTGACCGTCCGGGGACGGGAGCCTCTCCCCGCTCTCGTGCGTTCTTTTTGCGGCCAAATTTTTTTGGGAAATCGGCGCTTGACACTGGCGGCATCTGCTATATCTTAGCGGCATGAAGCGGCGCTTAGCGATTGACCTATTCTGCGGGCTTGGCGGCTGGGCCGAGGGATTGCTGGCTGAGGGGTGGGACGTGGTTGGGTTCGACGTAGAGCGGCACGAGTACGGCGCGCATCGGTATCCGGGGCAGTTGGTGTTGCAGGCATCCCACCCGTCTCGGACGTGCAGACATTGCATGGGTCTCAGTTCCGGGATGTTGGGCTGATCGTGGCGAGCCCGCCGTGTCAGGCGTATTCGTGGATGGCAATGCCGTGGAAGCGGGCGAAGGCGAAGGCCGCTGCGATCCGGGCGGACGAAAGCCATGCCCAATGTGCGGGGGTCGGCCCGTTTATCATCACGGCGGACGGTGGTTTGGGTGCGCTCAGTGTAAGCTTGGATACCAAGTGGCGGATTACGATGGCGATCTTGGTCTTGTAGAGGCGTGCTGGGATCGTCGTGTCGCACATTTGTCTATTGACAGCGCCCCGGAGGTTTCCCGGTGAGACGGCAGAAAGGCGCGACGGTGCGTCGGTTACAGATTGATACGCCGGAGGCGATGGTTGCTCGGATAGACGCGTGGCGGGCTGGGTTGATTGTTCCGGCGTCGCGGGCGGCGGCGATCAACGTGTTGCTGGACCGTGCGCTGAACGAGGTCGAGGTGGATCAGGAGGCGCTACGGCAGTTCGTGGCTTCCCTACCAAGAGCAGAAGAGTGAGCCGGCATGAACGAGATAATTGAGAGGGGCGCGATACGGCTGTTCTGGCGCGCGGAACATTTGGACCCGACTGACGAGGGCGATGTCCCGGAGAGCGAGTGGGGCGGTGATGAGTTTCCGGCGTCCCTGAGCGAGCATCGCCGGGAGTTTTGGCGGCTTTTGATGAAAGAGGCGATCCGGGCCATGCGCCAGCCGACGGAGGCGGCGCTGGGTAGTGTGATTTCCGCGAAGACAGGAGAGTGAGCGATGAGGATTTCGTGGGGTTTGGTGGCTGGTTTGGGGATGTTCGGGCTGGCGCTGGACGTGTTTGGTGGTCAGCAGCCTCCTGTGGCTGCGCCGGATGCGGTTCAGATGCAGATTGCTGCGGTGAAGCAGCGGATTGCGAATGGCGAGCATGATCTTCCGGTTTTACAGACGGAAGCGGCTGCGGCTGGGTCGTTGCTGGCGGCCGATCGCGCGGCGCTGTTGAAGTTGTGCGCGCCGGATCCGCAGCGGTGTGCGGAGGGAAAGAAATGACGATACGTTTTTACCGGCAGCACGATACCCCGTACAGCCTCGCGTCTGGCACGGGACATGGTTTCAGGATGGCTCACTCTACGGTAGAGGAATTCCGGGAGGGTGTGGGTGAGGGGATGGACACGGTATCGGGGGCGGAGGTTCCTGCGGCGCTTGCCACGCCAGGGATGATTGACGCCGGCCTGATTGCGGCGCTGCGTTGGCTAGGTCCGGTGAGCGACGTTCAGATGGTTCGGGCTCAGGTCGAGGCGACCTGGCTGGCGATGGAGCGGGTGCGGCGCAATGGCTGAGCCGACCGAGCGAGATCGCGAGATAGCGTGGATCTGGTTGCGGAGTCAGCCTTATATCTTCGACTCGGCTGCGGGCCATGATCTTGCCAAATCTTTCGCAGCTTGGCGCATTACCGCCCGCGAGGAGGGCCGGCGCGAGGCGGTCGAGGAATGCGCGAAGATCGCCGACGAGGTAAGACGCGAGGGCGCCGATGATGGTGTCGGGGGGGTTTGGCGATTGGCTTGCTCAGAGATTTCCCAGCGTATCAGGCACGGAGAAGTTAAATGAAAACCTTGCTCACCTCTACCGCGCTAGCACTGGCGCTCGCGTCCACTGCGGCGCACGCAACCTGCGTCTCGACGACAGCGATCTCGGCGCCGGATTCGAGCGCCGGCACGACCTGCTCGATCACTGCGGCGGCATCGACGGTTGATATCGTCTTCGCCTACAAGGCGGCGTCGGACATTGACTTGCTGATCAACGGCACGACGACCTTGCTGAAGAACACCGATCCGCTGGGGACCGAGGCGGTTCTGACCGGGCTCACGCCGGGGCAGACGATCGGCTTCACCTGGAAGAACATGACCACCGGGGACAGCTTTCAGGCCGGGGTTCCGGCGAGCGACGGCAAGCAGCACATCGCGGTAGAGGCGGGATACGCCGACTTTCAGACCGACCCGCCGCGCCGCTATCTGACGGCGGCGGATCTTGGCGCTGCCTATGGGGTGATGACCGGGATTGCGCCGATCGCCGACTGGACCTTTGTCGGCATGGAGGATTTGCTGACGAACCAGGCGAGCGACTTCGACTACAACGATTTGGTTTTCGGGATGCGCGGCATCGACCCGCAGGTGGTTGAGCCGGCGATGGGGCTGACGGCGTTTGTGCTGTTCGGGCTGGCGGCGTGGTTTCGTCGCGGCCGGCGCGGCAGCTTCGTCGGCTTATGAGAGCTTCGGCCGCCCGCATTGAGCGGCCGGGGGACCGGCGTCCGACACGCCGGGGCGTTTCCTCCCAGACTTGGCCGGGGCGAGAGTCCCGGCCATTTTTAGGGTGAGGTGATGATGACCTATGCTGGCTTGTTTCTGCTGGGCGTTGGGCTGGGCGTCTTGGCCCCCATAATCGGCCGTTGTGTGCGGCGTGTCCCGGACTTCTACGATGAGGAGTGAGTGCCCGTGGCAGAACGGCAAGAAGGCGCGCGAACTGACGGCGGTAGCGAAGCTGTCGGCGTTCATGATAGGCAAGGAAGAGAGCCCGCATGACGGCTGGATCGCGGTGCTGGTCGGGTTTGTGGCTGGTTTTGTGATCGGCTATCTGGTGGGCTCGTTTTGATTTCGGCCGCTTCCGCCACACGCGAGGAGATGCTGGAGGTTCTGCGGGCTGCGCGGGCGGTTGAGGGGCGGCGTGAGAAGGAGGATGCAGAGCGATCGCTATTGTCCTTTGTGCGGCTGATGTGGCCCGCGGTCGAGCCTGAGACGCCGTTCGTCAGTGGTTGGGTGCTGGAAGCGATTTGCGAGCATTTGGAGGCGGTGACGGCGGGGGAGATTACCCGGCTGCTGATAAATGTGCCTCCTGGCTCTACCAAGAGTATCGTTTCGGACGTAATGTGGCCGGCGTGGGAATGGGGGCCACAGAATAGACCGCATCTTCGCTATCTATGCTGCGCCTACGCGGCGCATCTGACGGAACGTGACAATCGGCGGTTCAAGCGGGTCATTGAGTATCCGGTATTTGTCCGGCATTGGGGCGATCGGTTTGCGCCGCAGCCCGACATGTACTCGACGACTCAGGTAGGCAACGACAAGACCGGGTGGAAGCTGGCGTCATCTGTGGGCGGGGTCGGCACGGGCGAGCGGGCGGATCGGGTGATCATCGACGATCCGAACAATCCGCAGCAGGCAGAGTCTGAGCTGGTGATGCGGGACACGACGACGTGGTTTCGTGAAGTCATGCCGGACCGGCTGAATTCGCTGGCGAAGTCAGTGATCGTGGTCATTCAGCAGCGGACGCATGATCTCGATGTGTCGGGCACGATCTTGGATCTTGGGTTGAATTATTGCCACCTGAGTGTGCCGATGCGTTTCGACGCCAAGCGTAGAATCATGCCGACCGACATCGGCTGGATCGACCCTCGCACGATGGATGAGGATGGGCTGATCCTTGATGGTTTGCTGCCTGACGGCTCGATCGAGGAGGGATCGGATCTGGCGGGGCAGGATGGCGTGCTGGCTTGGTCTGAGCGGTTTTCCTTCGCCGATTTATTGGAACTGGAGAAAGCGAAAGGGTCCTACGCTTTTTCCGCGCAATATCAGATGCTTCCCGTACCTCGGGGGGGTGGCATCATCAAGGATATCTGGTGGCAACTATGGTCTGATGAGATGTTTCCGGAATATGGGACCTGCGTCGCTAGTTTGGATACGGCGTTTAAGCTGGGCCAGCAAAATGATTATTCGGCACTGACGGTATGGGCGGCATTTGCGCATCCTGATACCGGGAAACCCAAGTTGATGCTTCGCGATGCATGGCGCGGTCGCGTGAATTTGATGGATCTTGTTCGGCAGCTAATCAAGACATGTCGCGCTCATAAGGTTGACGTGCTGCTGATTGAGGATGCCGGTCGCGGCGGTGACGTTCGTGATGAGATTTACCGGTTGCTAGGGCAGCGCGATATTCGTTGCCAACTGATTCCATCGACGCGAGACAAGGTGGCGCGGCTTAATGACTGCCAACCCATTTTTGAGAATGAGGTCGTATATGCGCCGGACAAGGATTGGGCCGAAGGAGTGATTCGCGAGGTTTCGGCATTTCCGTTCGGGCGGCACGATGATTGGGTGGACACCGTCAGTCTTGCGCTGTTATATCTGCGCAAAACGGGGGTAACATTGCGGCGCGAGGAGTTCGACGAGGCGGAGACAGCCAAGCTGATGTTCAAGAAGGTTCGGAGGCCGGTTTACGATGTCTGAATGGATCACCACGGTTTGGCGTCCTTGGTTCGAGACTTTTAAAGTGTGGAGGACATCGGATTGGGTATGCGATGTCGGGAGCCGCTGTGAAATCATGATTGGCGATCTAAGTAAGGTGAGGACCGAAGACTATGTCTAGGATCGTGGCATGAATGAAACCGAGATTGCTCCGTCCTGTAGTTCGTGTCCCTGGATGCGCTATGAGGGCAACTCGATGCGCTGCTACCACGAGCCGCCGGTTGCGACTTTCCTCGGCACGATCCCGTCGCGGATGATGGGCGGTCAGCAGCAATTATTAATCGCCGGCATTTCACCGGAGGTGCATCCGGATCGGTTTTGCCGGCATCATCCACTGCTCGCCGACGGGGCCATGCCGCCGATGCGCGGCGAGGCCGTGGCATTGCCGACCCACGGTGAGAGCGAGGCGAGGAACTGATGGAAGCTCTCTACAATCTGCCGAACGGCGCCAGCCAGATCGCCGATTGGCCGGTCACGGTGACCACGGCATCGACTCAGGCGGTTCCGGTCAACGCCGCGAATAACCGGCTATCGCTGCGTTTCCACAATCCCGGCACCGTCGATGTTTATGTCTGTCCTGATCAGACGGCTCAGGGCGTGGCTCAGCCTGCGGTCGCGGCCGGGCCGGGAATGATTTTGGTCATCGCGGGCGCCACGATCGACATCGATTCGACTTGGCAGAATGCGTGGAACTGCATCGCGGCATCCTCGGCGGTGCTGACCGTGCTGGAAATGCTGGGATGATTCCGCGCGGCAATCCAGTCGTCAAGACGCCGGGCTCGGGCGATTCAAGCGACCGTGTCGCCACGACGGCATGGGTAGGTGGCGGCGGTGGCGGTGGAATTACCTCGCTGACCGGGCCGGTGACTGCCACAGGCCCCGGTGCTGCGGCCACGACGATTACCGCTGGCGCGGCTGCAACCAACGTCGGCACGCTCGGCGGAACGCTCACCGGCACGCTGCCCAATCCTGGATTTGGCCATGGGGCCGTTGTCGCGGCAGCGGGGGCCGCCACGCTCAACGCCAACGCCGGAATTATCACCTCAGAAGCGCTGGTGGGGGCGACGACCTACACCCTGACCCTGACCAACAGCAAAATTGTCTCGACCAGCGTCGTTTTGACGACGCCTTACGATGGGGCGGTGACAGGCGTTCAGGTGACTTCGATCACGGTCTCGACCAACCAGGCGGTCATCGCCATGACGATGGCAGCGCTGACCGGTACGGTCGTGATCCCGTTCGCGGTGTTCAACTGATGGCTTTGGCGGAAGACCCGAGAATGATTGGCCTGGAACTCATTCTGATCGGGATCATCCTGATGGCTTCCGACCGCAGGGCGCGGTAAGTTGGATTACGTGGGTAATCTCTCTGCCCTGGCCCAACTCGCGGGCGACGCCGAATACGCGACGGATGATAACTTTCTCGCGCAGTTGCCGGTATGGATTCAGCAGGGCGAGCTACGCATCTGGCGTGACCTTGATCTGCTCTCGACCCGAGTCTATGACGCCACTGGGACACTGACCCAAAACAGTCGAATCTTCATTCTGCCGACGAGCATCGGCACTTTCCAGGTGATCGAGACCCTTCAGGTGATTGACGAGAACGGCATTCGCCAGCCGCCGTTGGAGCCGATGTCCAAGGACTGCCTTGACATGCTCTATCCCGACGAGCACGCGGTCGGCGATGTCAGCGTACCGCTGGCTTGGGCACCGCTCAATCAGGCGCAGATATTGGTCGGGCCGGCGCCAAGCCTCAATCCGGCCGGAGCCAATTATGAAATGCTGACTTTCGGCACGCAGCGTCCGGCCTCGCTATCGGAAGCGAACACGACGACCTTCATCACCCTCAATCTGCCGGACGTGTTCATTGCCGCCGAGATGATCCAGGTGAGTGCTTGGCAGCGGCTATTTTCGGCGATGTCGGAAGATCCCGCCGCCGCCCGCGACTGGAACCAGGAATACGAGCGGCTGATGAAGGGGGCCGATGTCGAGGAGTTGCGCAAGAAGATCAGCGCCGATGGCTGGTCAACGCGCATTCCGAACCCCGTCGCGAAACCGCCGCAGACATGATGGATTGGCGCGAGTGGATCTTGGTCGTATTTACCCTGGCGATCTGCGCTTTTGCCGTCGCAGTAGTCATGTGGCGCGCAGTTTACGGCGAGTTGTGACTAATGCAATGGTGGTTTTCGTTTTGCGATTCAGCTAGGCCAAAGGGCCATCAATGGCTAGGAGTCGCAATCGTGGAGGCTCCAGATTGGTTTGCAGCCTGGAGGAAGACGCACGATCTAGGGCTAAATCCAGGCGGAGACGTGCGATTTCATCCGACCACGGGCGAACCGGATGCCCACATCGATCGGTTCTTCGACGCTGAAGAGGCAAATGATACGTTCGACCTGGTGCAGATGATATAAATGCCGCTCACCTCGCTTAAGCTGAAACCGGGCGTTGTATCGGTTCAAACACCGACACTCAACGAGTCCGGGTGGTCGAGCGGCTCCAATATCCGATTTTTCCAGGGTCTGCTTCAGAAAGACGCCGGCTTCGTTGACCTGTTCACCAGTCTCGGCGGCATCATCAAAGCGCTGAAGGCCTGGGCGGCTCTCTCCGGCATCAAATATCTCGGCGTTGGCTCGCAGAATGCCTTGCAGGTGTGGAACGGCTCGGTTTTGACCGATATCACGCCGAGTTTGGGCTGGATGATGCCGGCTGCGATCGTGACCCTGGACAATTGGGGCGAGTTCCTGATGGCCTGCGATCAGGGGGGGCAGATTTTCGTCTGGCAGCCAGCTATTGGCGGTCCCGCCAGTCCGATCGGCGGCCAAGCCCCCCCCCAGGTGGGGTTTATCTTTGTCGCAACGCAAGAGCAGCAACTGGTCGCCTGTGGCAGCACGAACGCGGCAACCAGCGTCTTCGATCCGATGCTCGATGCTTGGTCCGATGTCGGGAATTACGCGACCTGGACCGCAGCAACCGACAATGAGGCGGGGACTTTCCGGCTGGCGAATGGCTCGACTTTGCGCGCCGGCCTCGCGATGGTCGGGCAGAACCTTCTATGGACCGATACAGCACTCTACGCGATGTCCTACATCCAGCCGCCGTTGGTTTATGGCTTCGTGCCGCTCGGAGTGAATTGTGGCGCTGACGGTCCACATGCGATTGGCGTGCTCGCTGGCCAGATCGCATGGAAAAGCCTTAACCAGTTCTTCACCTTGGGTGCTTCGGGTCCGGTCGCGATCGAATGCCCGGTGTGGGATCAGGTGTTTCCAAACCAGGACCCGGCAAATCTCATCAATACGGTATGCCAGACCGATAGCCTCTATGGCGAGATCGGCTGGATGGTGTTGCAGCTCTCGGGCGAGTACGTATTTGCGCGCGCCAATCTGGCGACGGGCGCATGGACCGCCGATATTTACCATCCGCACACCGCCTGGATCGATCAGAATGTCTTCGGTGCACCGATCGGCGGCCACAGCACTGGATTGGTCGATCAGCACGATATCGGCTACGACGCCAACGGTGCCGCCGCTTCCTGGAGCGCCACGACCGGGATCATGATGATCGCCGAAGGCGAGGAGACAACCTTTGTGCGCGACTTCATCCCGGATATCGCCGCACAGGGCACCAGCCCGACGATCGAATGGACTTTCTTCTTCTACGACTATCCGAATAAGCCGCCGCGGGTGCATGGTCCGTTCACGACCACGCAGGCAACGCCGATCATCCATCCTCGCGGCCGCGGCCGCGGATTCCAGATCCAGATCGCCGGCAATGACCTCGGCACCTTCGCCCGCCTCGGGAATTGCCGTTACCGCGGGCAAGTAGACGGGAAACGCTGATGTCTTATGCCTTAGCCAAAGAACTAGGCGATTCGACCGCGATCAAGGCTGCATTCGATAAGAACCCGGCGGCCATGCGCCCATTGATCGAGCGAGAAATCGAGGCGCATCAACCGCTCATCATGCGCGATTACGTTGCTCGCGAGTATATTATGATGCTGTGCGATATCATTGGTAAGCGAAGCGGCAATCTGCATGGTCTGCACGACATAGAGATGCAAGCAGCACTTAGGAAATCTGGCCTAAGCCGAGAAAAGATCCTCGAAAACATTCAAGTAGAGCTAAAAAAGGCATGAGTGGCGTCGGCGGCGGCGTTTTTCAGCAGCTCGCCACCCAACTCAACCTGATTGCGCAGAATCTTGGCCGTCTGGTCACTCAGACGGCACTCCAGGTGGTGATTCCGATCACTCAAGGAGGCACCGGAGCGACTACGGCCTCCGGTGCGCGCGACAATCTCGGGATTGTCGTCGGCAGCGCCACGCCAAACCATCTTGCGGCGTTCGATACACCTAACTCGTTCCAGGACGGCGGTGTCGGCGGCAGCTATCAGGTGGGAGAACTGATTGGGGCGGATTTCGATATCACCGGCGATCAGACGATTATCCTGACTTTGCCGCCCGGCGTCAGCGTGTGGGTGCTCGACGCTGTGGTGGCGACAAATGCGTCGATTCCGCTTACCTCTGCCGTCGGCGGCATCTATGTCGGCCCCGGCAAGACCGGACTTCAAGTTGTTGCTGCATCGCAACATTATTCAGCGCTTACAACGAATGCGCCAAACGTCGCCGGTGGCCTGCTGTTCCTGACGATTGAGCAATCGGCGACACTTACGGTCTCCGCGTTGTTCTTTTCCTTGACCACGCCACAAGGGGTTGCGGCGACAGCCGATTTGCGCGTATATGCGAGGCCGCTTTTCTGAGGAGTCAAGCAGATTCCGCTCACGCCGGGCAATAGCCGTGGAATCGTGGAACGCAACATACACGAAATGTATGAATCGGGTCACCCCGCTCGCGTCGCGGTTGCCGCCGCGCTTTCGAACGCCGATCGCCATCCTCGTCGCACGGCTGGAGGCATAATCCCGGCGCAAGCCATATCTCGGTCGCCATCGGGATGGCACCCGCGGCATTACCAGATCGGCGGCCAGTTGCCACAAGGAGCGATGAATCCCCAGATCGCCGGTCTGATCCAGCAGATGCAGCAGATGACGCCGCAGCAGCTTCAGGCAGTCACGGCCCAAACCGGCCCTAATTCGCCGCAAGGGCTGCTGGCGCAGCGGATCTTGCAATCGAAGGGCATGCCGGGCGCGGGAACATCGCCTTCAACGGTTGCCCCGGCGATGAGCCAGCCGCCGGTCCCTAGCCGCATGTTCGCTCGTGGTGGAGCACCTCCGGCCGATGTTTCACGTGGGACAACTGGCTTCCTTCATTCTCAGACGCCGGGCCGCACCGATCACCTGCGGATCTCGGCTCCGTCGGGTTCCTATGTGGTGCCGGCCGACATCGTGTCGGGGATTGGCGAGGGGAATTCAAACGCGGGCGCCCCGCTATTGATGCGGGCGTTGATGATGGGGCCGGGCAAACCGAAGCGACCTGCATCTCGCGCCAAGGGAGGAGCCGTCGAGGGCGAGCCTACACCGATTCTGGCTGCCGGCGGCGAGCTGATTGTGCCGCCCGAGCTGGTCAAGCTCTGGGGTTATGGCGACGCCAAGCGGGGCAACGATTTTCTCGACAAATGGGTTATCGCCAAACGTAAGGAACTGGCTCGGAAGCAACGCAAGTTGCCGGGACCGGTGAAGTCGTGATGGAAATAAGCAAAGAAAATAGAGCCGGCTGGCCCCCTTCATGAGCGCGATTACCAAATCTGCTATTACGAGACGCCCGCAGAATGTTAGGCTGGCCACATTCGCTGATGAGTCTCCTCTCTTCGATTTTTTGATGCTGGCGGCAGCAGAAAATGCCCTATCTCCTCCTAATGATGAAATAGTAAGAGCTACTATTAAGAAAGCCACAGAACGCGACGGAAATGTAATCGGAATTATTGACGCTCCGGACGGCACAATAGCTGGTTCTATAGGGATGTGCATGAATACATGGTGGTATTCTCGGCATTTCCATTGCCAGGATCTGTGGTGTTTCGTCCATCCTGACCATCGCCGGGGTAAGCAGACTTATGCGCGAGACCTGATCGATTTTGCGAAATGGTGGGCCGACCAGCTCGGCATGGATCTAATCATGGGAGTGATGTCTCTCCATCGCGCGGAGGGGAAAGTGAGGCTCTATCGCCGCGTTCTTCCGTTTGTTGGCGCTGTGTTCCTGCATCGCGGTGGGGCCGCCTGACATGCCGAGTAAACCCAGCGGCACCAGTAGCACGAACACGGTAACGCAGCAATCCTCGCCGCCGCCGCAGATCATGGCGAACTATGAGAACGTCTATAATCAAGCGGCCGGTCTTCCGGCCGCTTCTGCTGCCGCCGGTCTACCGACAGTAGCCCCATTAAATCAACAGCAAATGAATGCCGTAGGGGCGACGCCGTATCTAGCGGCGGGCTCCACGCCGTATCTTAATGCCGCCTCAAATTTATACGGCTCGGCCACAGCTCCACTCTACAGTGATGTCAACAATTACATGTCGCCTTATATCGGCGATGTGGTTAATGCGACCGAGCAGCAATTCAACAATCAGAATGCGATTCAGCAGACGGGGGTGCAGGGCAATGCCGTCGCCCAAGGAGCATGGGGTGGGGATCGCTCGGCGGTAGCGCAGGGCATCGTCGCCGGTCAGCAGCAGGCGAACGAGGCCCCCGTCATCGCCGGCCTCTACAATACCGGTTACGGAACCGCGCTGAATGCCGCGGAGACACAGGGTTGGCTCGGCTTGCAGGGAGCGGCCGGCCTTTCCAATCTCGGTCAGGAGAACTTCAACATCGGCGCTGGCACGCTCGGGGCCGAACTCCAGGGCGGCGCGCTTGTTCAGAACGAGCAGCAAGCGCTACTCAATGCGCCATATCAGCAGACCGGATGGCTAGCGAACATCGCCGAAGGGCTGGGTGGTGCTTCAGGCGGCACGTCATCGACGCAGTATCCGAGTCCAAGCGCGCTATCGCAGGCAGCCGGACTCGGCATCGGCGGCCTCGGTATTCTCGGTTCGACCGGAGCATTCGGCTCGTCGGGCTATCTGACCGGTGCCGGCGGATTGCTGAATTTCAGTGGGGCCGTACCGGCGGCGGCGTCGATCTTAGGATTGCCTGCCGCGACCAGCGGTGATGCATTGGCTTCCGCCAGTTTAAGCGCGGCCTTACGCCGCGGTGGCGGAATCCCGCATCGCGACTCCGGTGGAGGTATCGCCAACGATCTTTCCGAAGCGGCTGGTTACGGCGCGAACGGCTCGGGCATATTGGCCTCAGCCGGGGGCTCGGGCGGCATCCTACAGGATCTGAGCGATCCAACCTCCAGCGCAGGTGCCGGATTGCTGACGGCGTTGTCGCTGCGCCGTGGTGGATGGGTGCCGCATCGCGACGGCGGCGGCGGCATCGTGCCAGGAGCCGGGCCATTCGGCATGCCGGGATCGTCGCCCATGCCGGTTTCGCTTCAGGTCATGGCGTTACCGCAGCATGGCATGCCGGGCAATCCGATCGTCGGCGGGCCTCCCAGGCCGCCGAATGCACCACCGTCGAGCTGGGGTTCGACTTACGCCAACCCGAACGATTACGGCGGCATGCTGAGCGGCCTCGCGCACTCGATCCATTCAAGCGGGATCATGGGCCAGCGCCGCGGCGGCCTCGTGCGGCGTGCCGATGGCGGCGGCGGGATCATGCCGCCCAACATGCTGGCCCCTCCCACGGGCGATGACGCAAACACTTTCGTCATCGATGCGTCCGCGGCTCCGCAAGCAGGTGCGGCGCCTTCGGTCGCGGGTTTCTGGACTCAGCATGGAGCGACGCCGGCTGCGGCGCAGGGCATTCAAGCCGCAGCCGAGAGCGAAAGCGGGCTCAATCCGGGGGCGCCTGGCGATAATGGCACCAGCCTTGGCCTTTATCAGCATCATGGCCCGCGCCTTGACGCCCTCAAGGATTACGCAGCTACTCAAGGCGGATCGCCGACCGATCCTAACATACAGAACCAATTCGCTCTTTCGGAAGTGAACGGCGGCGATCCGCTCGCGACGAAACACTGGGATGAAATCAAATCCCAAACCGATCCCGGCAAAGCGCAGGCCCTTTGGGAAAAATATTTCGAGCGTCCGGGATTGGCTTCTAGGAGCGCTTCAGTTCAGCCACAGGGTATCGCACCCTCCGCCCCGGCCTTCATGGGTCAGGTCACCGATACTGGCGAGCCCTCGATGGGTGCGGGTCCGGCTTCGATGGGGCCGCCGCCTGCGCCCTCTGAGATGGATCGGCTGAATATGCCGGGCACCGATCCATGGCTTGCCTTGGCTGCGGCCGGATTCGGCATGGCCTCGGGCACGTCGCCCTTCGCAGCCGCGAACATCGGCCGCGGAGCTGAAGCTGGCATCAACTTCCTCGAACAAGAGCGCCAGATGCTGCCGGAGCAGCGCTTGCGCACAGCGCAAGCCGAACAGGCCGAAGTGACGGCGGGACTGACTGAGGCCCAGCTCGACTACTACGCCAATCATGGCATCAACACCTTGAACGGCAATCTGGCGCTGGCTGGGAAAGCGCTCACCGGAGCCGGTGCGGGGCAGATCAGCGCGACGAATGGAGGTGTCAGCCAAGCGCCATCGATGATGACCTTGCCGAACGCGGGGGTTCCGGTGCCGACCGGTGGCGAGGCAAATCCGCAGTTTCAGCAGCTCGACGAGGCATATCGGCAACTCGACTTTCTTGCCGGGGCTCCGATGCTTCCGGCGCAAAAAGCGCAGATTATCGAGCAGATCGCCCGGCTACGCGATACGGACCCGCGTGTGGCCGCTGCCAAGGCTGGGATGGCGGCGCAGGCTCAGGTCGCGCCACACATCCAAGAGGCCGGCGGCAAGAAAGCCGCCGAGCTGGGATCGACGATCACAATGAGCCGCGATGGAACCATGTATCTGGGGACTCAGCCCATCTGGACTTCTGCCATTCCGAGGCCCTATGTGACTTCGGCTGCGGAGGCAACGCCAACGGACCCCGAAGGGACGCCGCATGAGGGCTTTCGTGCGCGACCTATGCCCATTCCGGTAGGAGGTCAGCAACCTGCGGGCGGCGGTATTGCCCCCGTTCCTGGGTCGCCCGCAGCTATCGCCATTCCAAATCCGCCCTCTGCGCTGGCGGCTCCTCATCAGGCCAATCCTAACGCGCCGATTGGTGCCGATTGGCAGACGGGATTGTCGCCGGAGGCTCTGGGCCACGCGGAAGAGGCAGGTAAGACACGAGGCGAAGAGGAGCAGAAGGATCGTCAAGAGACAATCGAGGGCGGTGTCGCCGCCCAGCAGCAGCAGGCAATCCTATCGAGGCTAAAGGATGACGCGCCGCAATTCACCCAAGGCCCTTTCGCGGGCCACGTCCAAGCGGTCAACACCTATCTGCGTGCCATGTTCGGAACTCAGGTCCCGCAGGTGGCGTCCTATGAGGATTTCATCAAAAATGCCGGGGCATTGACCCGCGCGGCAGTGCGCGAGACTTCATCTCGGGCGGCGGTTCAAGAGTTCAAACTTATTGACGCGACGTTGCCCAGCCCCGATATGTCGCCGCAAGGCCTCAATCAGGTGGTTAACGAATACCAGGGATTGAACGATTACAAGATAGCCAAAGTGCAGGCCCAGCAGGCGTGGGAACAGCAGCATGGCGGCACCGGCAATGTCCAGGGTTTTGAGACCGATTTCCAAGCCAAGGTTTCACCTTATGCCTTTGTCTTCAATCGGATGGACCCTGACGAGCAGCGTGGTCTTGTAAGTCGGATGCGCGCGACCTCGGCTGGTCGTGCCGAACTCGGCCATCTAGCGCAGCAACTTCAGTATGCCAAGAACGCCGGGCTTGAGCCGCAATGAGCAGCCTCGATGACGCTCTTTCGGTGCTGAATACCGGCTTGGCTCAGCCGCCCCCGGCGAATGCCGGCGCGCCTCCGGCCGCCGCGCCGAGCAGTTTCGATCAGTCGCTCAGCATTTTGCAGAGCCCTGAAGCGTCGGCACCGTCTTCTATGCCCATGCCGGTGCCGACCTATCCCTCGCGACCATCCGGCGTTGCGGCGGGGATGGGTGAGGGATGGCTTGATGTTCTAGCCGCCGGAGCCCAAGGCACCCGTCCCGATGTTAAGGGCATGCCGGCCTATGGTTATCCTGGTTATACGGCTGCTCCTGCCCCGGACCAATGGACCTATCAAGAAAGCGGCTTGGTTCCGCATGGCGATACGCAGGTAGTTCTCCGCGATCCCGATACGGGTGAACAGAAAGTCTATATGCGTAATCCAGCGATGGAAGAGAGCGCTGATCTCGGATACGGCATTAGACCGAACCTTCCGGCGTTAGGTCGCGCTCTCGGCTATGGCATTCCCGAGCCCGGCATTCCGGCGGTGGCGATACCTCGCGCGGTCACTGCGGCGCAAATGTTGGCTCAAGATTTTGCGCGAAGTGGGGTTGATCCAACTATTCCCGTCCTCGCCCAAGGGCCAGCTTCTGGCTATGCCGCCTCGGTCATGTCGAAGCTTCCTGGCTTTTCTGGGCCGATCGTTCGTGGCATGCAGCGCACCGCGGCGCAAACTGGAGCCTCTGCTGATCGGACGGCCGCGCTCTTCGGGTCGGCTGGCAGCCAGAACATTAGCGAAGCTGCGGAAGAGGGGGGAGCTGCGGCGCAGACTGGAATTAAGAGCTTCGACAAGGGCGAGGCCCCCGCTGGCATGAGCGCGGCCGACATCATCGCTTCGCCGACCAAGGCGTCGAGTTTTGCGGCTAAGTCCGGTGCGCTCTATGACCGGTTCTGGGATCAGATGGACCCGAGTATCCAGATTCCGCTGGAGAATACGCTTGAGGCGCTTAAGGGGCCGATCGAGCGGTTCCCGTCCAATCCCTCTCTTGGTCAACAGATCACCAATTCAAACCTCCAGTCGCTTTATCAAAAGGCAGCGTCGAACGGCGGAACCTTAACGGTTCCAGAGTTGAAGGAGTTCCGATCCTTCATCGGTCGCGCGATGGGGGAGCCTGCATTGGCCGGCGGCAACGATATACCGCGTGGGGATCTGAGCGATGTTTATCGGGGAATGTCGCAAGACCTCGAAGGGGCAGCTGCTGCGCAAGGCCCGCAAGCCTCTCGGGCTTTCGAGGCGGCAAATTCCTACTACAACGCCGGCAAAGGGAGGATAGATCAACTTGAGCCCTTGCTATCCGGCTCGCCTGAACAGACCTTCGCGGCAATCAATCGTGCGGCCGGGCAAGGACCATCGGCAAATGCTGGACTATTGCGATCCCTACAGCGATCGCTCCCCGATGCCGATTGGGGGAATGTAGGGGCTGCTGTACTGCGCAAAATGGGAGTCCCGACTCCGGGTGTCGGGCCGCAAGACGCCTTCTCGCCAGCGAGCTTCGTCACCAATTGGAACAAGCTCTCCGATGCTGCGAAGGATACGCTATTTGGTGCGCAGGGAACCGATCAGCGTGATGGCATCGAGGCGCTGACCCGCGTTGCCGGCGCGCAAAAGGCGATGACCCGATTCGGCAATCCGAGTGGGACGGCCCACATGGGGGCGACGCTCGGCGAGGTCGGAGTCGGGGTGACTGCTCTGGAGAATCGTGAAGCATTGCTGGCGCATCCGATCATGACGACTCTAGCCATCGCCGGGGGTTACGCAGCGCCACGCCTGCTGATGAATCCTTCCATCGCGCGGTGGCTCTATCAGATGCCGTCAACCATCAATCGCGCTCCGACAGTGCAAGCCGGAATCCAACGTGTGCTCGGCGGCCTGGATAATGTCGTCAGGTCGGATCAGGGATTGGCACCTTTCGCGGCGCAGATGCGGCAGTCTGTGGCTCCCGCAGCCTCCGTGCCACAGCCTCAGCGCCCCGAGCTAAGGCCGTGAGAATCGTCCCGAGCCATAAGGCGAACAGCGTGATCCAGATCAGGTCGAGCGTGATCTGGAACATCAGCCCGTAGACGAGCGCAAACGATGCCACAAACCAGCGGTTCACGCGCCATATATAGTGACAGGGCGAAAGCCTTGTCAGCCCTATTGCCGGAAGGTTGGTCCAATAGGGAGATTTTGATAGCACTTGGGAAATGTGCGGCAGCTCAAATGCTCTTAATCGCCGAAGCCGGAGGGTCTCCTGTTGAGGAAATATTTCGATGGTGGAGCGGCAGCATCGAAAACATTCTGGCTGAGCACGGGAAATGAACAGAGCTATATATAGTGACGACGTCATCGGCGATGGAATGGCGATCTTCGATCGCCTGCCGAAGCGCGTGCGCGATCGGCTCAATGATGGCATCGTGACTCAGAAGGTGGAGGATATGGCCGTCATTGCCAGGGTGATCCGGACCCGTGGCGAGGACGAGGTCCTGCGGCTTCTGCGCGAAGCCGATCAGCAGAGGCGGGACGGGAAACTCTGATGAAAACCATCTACGCTAAACATGCGCCCTACGATGACGGTACACTCGGCTTGGTATGCAACGAGATGGAGTTGTGTGGGGCACCAACGATCCGCGTTATCCAGATCGCCGAATGTTTTTACGCAGTAGAGGGTTCCCATAGGCTGGCAAGCGCTCATTACCTCGGACTCGAGCCTAAGCTGATCGTTCTACATGCCGATCTTCCTGGCATTCCGCGCATCTCCCAAGATTTGCCAGTATATGATTTTACTCATGTTTGGGTGATAGAATCATGAGCGAATACAAATATTTGTGGGGATATCGCTTCCGGCGCCCTCGGGAGTTGAGCTATACATGCGGATCTTTTTTGCCAGAAGAGACTGAGAAGGTCAATGCACTCATGGCTATCGCGGCGACGGCAAGAGATCCGGCCGATGATCTTCTTGTCGGGTTTTTGTTGCCTCCTGCTATCGCCGCCGCGCTTATTGCCGCGTGCGAGAGTGGTGATATAGTGCAATTCGCACACGAGTTTCGGGCGATGCAGGTTCGCAGTCCTGCGGTAAGTGGCGACAGTGACATAGATTTGCCCCCGCTTCGGTATGATTGATGGCGCAGTCGGTCGATATTCCGTTTAGGCAGCGCGAAGAATGTGGGGGTTTCTATTACGCCGTCGGGATACCGCAATGGGCTTGGGACCAGATTGCTAGATTGGAGGAAGAGCGTCTGGCGAAGCGTTGGCTTACCAAGAGTGAGATGAATGTGATGTTCGGCGATGGATAAGGTCTGATGGCGCAATCTGCCGGCCTTGGCGATTTCCGCCCGATCGATGACGGGAACGCCACCCGACTGCCGGAGCAGATCAGGCGTGAGCTTGCCGGCCGTGATGCGCTGACTTTGGTCGTGGCGAACGACGCCGATGAAGGGCTCGCCATCGCCAACCAAGACGAGGAAGATGACGGTCCGCGGCCGTCGTATCTGCGCGGCGATTTCGATGCCAATCTCGCCGAGAAAATGAGCCCCGGCGATCTAGCGGTCATCGCTTCGCGACTGCTGGAAGGCGTCGAGGCCGACCTGGCGACGCGGCGGGAATGGGAGAAGATCGCCGAGCGGGCGCTGGAATATCTCGGGCTGATTTTCCAGGAGGCGAGCGGCGTCCCGCAATCCGAGGGCAGCATATCTAAGGTGTGGCATACCTTGATGCTGGAGGCCTCGATCAATTTCTGGGCTAATGCGTATGCCGAGTTTCTGCCGGCCGATGGCCCGGTCAAGGTGCGTGACGACAAGCCGATCCAGCCGCGACCGACTAATGCGCCGGATGTTTCGCCGATCTCGCCGGATATGGAGGGCGACCGAGACGAGAAAGCCGAAGCATTCGAGCGTATATTCAACCACTTCCTGACCGTTACCGACAAACAGTATTATCCAGATTTCTCGCGGATGTTGTGGTCCCTCGGCCCTATCGGCACTGAGTTCCGCAAGGTTTATTACAATCCGCTAAGGCGCATGATCGTCAGTGAATGGGTCAAATCGACTAACCTAATCGTTTCTAACGACGCGATGCATCTTACGACCGCGGGCCGAGTGACCGAGCGGATCATGATGCGCCATGCCGAGGTCAAGCGACTGGAGCACATGGATTGGTGGATCGACAATGAGTCGCTGATGCAGCCGATGGAGACGCCGACCGGCTTTGAGAAGAAGGTCGGCGAAATCGAGGGCATCCGGCCCGGTCCCGAGCTTCCCGCCGATCACCGGCATACGATCTATGAGTCCCGTTGCGAATGGGATCTTCCTGATTTTGAGCATGAAGAAGAAGGAAGACTGACCGGGCTGCCATTGCCGTACAAGATCACCGTCGATAAGGATTCTCGACGTATCAAAGAGATACGGCGTAATTGGAAAGAGGGCGATGAGAATTTCGAGCCGCGTCAACGCTATATCATGTTTGGTATGGTGCCGGGGTTCGGTTTCTATTCGCTCGGTTTCGCGCACATCCTCGGTAATACCGAACGCGCGCTGACCACCCTGGAGCGTGAAGTCATCGACGCTGGAATGCTGTCGATCTTCCCTGGTCTGCTGGCCGCTAAGGGCTCGATGCCGCGGGGCACGACGCAGATCGCGATGGGGCCGATGGGTGTCCAGGAAATCGACCTGCAAATGAAGCAGCGTATCCAGGACGCGGTCATGGGTCTGCCGTATAAGGACCTCTCACCGCAGGTCATGGAGCTGTCCGAAAAGCTGGAGCAGAACGGCCGCAAGCTCGCGGCGACGGTAGAGTTGCCGGTTGGTGAAGGCACTGCGGACATTCCGGTCGGCACGATGATCGCGATGATCGAGCAGAGCACGAAGGTCATCGCCGCCGTTCACAAAGGGCTGCATAACTCGCGGCAGCAGGAATTAGAGCTGCTGAAAGAACTTCTCGCCGAGAATCCCGAGCAGTTGATGCGGATGGCGAAATCCTCTGGCCAGCCATGGCTGGAAGAGGACGAGTTCAGCGATATCAATTTGGTTCCGGCCAGCGATCCGAACACAGCGAGCCACATTCATCGGGTCATGAAGGCGACGGCGCTTGGGCAATTGGCGCAGATGTTCCCGGATTTGGCGAACCGGCAGGCGATCTTCCGGCGGCTCCTCAATGTGCTGCAAGAGCCCAATCCGGAGCAATATATAAACGAGGCTCCGGCACAGTCCGCGCCTACCCCGCAGCAGCAGGCCGCGCAGCAAAAATTGCAGGCGACGCAGCTTCAGACGCAGGCGAAGATGGCTGACACTCAGACGCGCGCCCAGACTTCGGCCGCCGATCAGCGAGCCAAGGTACAGATCGCAGCGATGGGCGAACAGACGGAGCGGCTCAAAACCGCAGCCGAAGTCAAGGGTGACGCGGATAAGTTGCAAGCCGACCGTGCCGAGGGTATCGTCGATCGTCAGCACGAGACGCAATTGGCGCGAGAAGAGCATGCCCACGATGGGGCGCAACAGCAACAAGAGCGACTGTTTCCGAATGTAACTCCCAAGAGGGCTTTCTGATGACCAGCCATCACGCATCGCTTCGCCACGAGGAGCAGTCAAAGGCTGAGGCGCACGCCCGCAGGGCCGGCTACAAGGTCGGCGGTCATGTGGATGAGGAGCAGGATCGCAAGCAGACGGCGGAGATGATCCACAAGCACGAGCGTCATGATCACAAAGGCGAATCGCTGACGCGATACCGAGCTGGCGGCGAAGTCAAAGGCCGAGAGGCTTGCGCCCGTCCTGATCGTCGCGCTCGTGGCGGCAAAGTCGGCAAGGGACCGAGCAAGGTCAATATTGTTATTGCGACCGGCGGTGGCGCTGCTGAGCGCCAGCAAGCTCAGCAGCAAGGCATGCAGATAGGGGCGCGTCTCGCGGCTTCTGCGCCGCGCCCACCGATGATGCCGCCTCCTGGCGCCGGTCTTCCTCCTGGATCCGGAATGCCGCCGCCTGGGGTAATGCCGCCTGGCGCTGGACTTCCTCCCGGCGCGTTGCCGCCGCGGCCCGGCATGCCGCCAATGAAACGCGGTGGCGGCATCTATCCGCTACACAACGCCGGATCGGGCGGTGCCGAAGGACGGCTGCAAAAGGCGGGACTCGAAAATCTCGTGCCGGTGAAGGCGCATAGTCGCCGGAAAGCTGGGGGGCGCGTATGACGGATCTTTCTGCCGCTGCGCGGGAAGCCCTTCGTGGTGCTGATGGCCGATATGTCGGGCTTATAAGGCGATCCACTTTTTTCGAGCTGTGTAACGCCGGATTCATGGATACCGAAGGTCGCTTGACTGAGGAAGGATTGGAATACGTGCGAGCAGCTCGGCAAGCGCCGCGCGCTGCTATTCCCCGCCGGCCTGCGAGTAATCTTTGATTCCCCTTCAGGAATTCGTCGATCGCCTCCGGCGCGAGATCCAAGACGAAGTGGATTCGCGATCTGTGCCGGTGCTTAAAGGTTCGTGCGCAGACTTCGGCGATTATATGGCTGCGGCCGGGGAAATTCGCGGATTGGCGAAAGCACGAGAAGTCCTAGATGAATTAATAAGGAGAGTGAACAGTGGCGAATAGTCCTTTAGCGACGAACACGACCATCCATGGCTATGTCCGTTACAATGCGCGAACCGAAATACTCTCCTGCGTCGGCGATCTTTCCGATATGGAGTTGTTCGGTACGCAGTTGATCGTCGCTCCCTATGTTCATAGCGGCTTGATGTGGTCCGACAAGTTGGGGTTCCCGCGCGAGGAACGTTTATCGCTCCCACGACTATATGAGCTTTACGACAGCAGCGTGGGCTTTGTGATACGCGAGCACTCGGTTGAAAGCATCTACACCGGCAAAGTGCTGCTCGTGGTCAAGATCGGCTCGGAAGCTGACAAGCTCGGGCTCCGTATCGGTGATTGGGTGGTAACTCTGCAAGAGAACACCCGGCAGGTCTCAATCACATCGTTATCGGCCGAGAAAAGCCGGGTGCTCGAATTTGTCGGCGTCAAGTACGCCGCTGGTTGGCCTTGTAAATTCCTATATGAATCAGATGTTTACGCGCGGATCTCCGACCCTGATATGGTGGTATGATGGGAAAACGTCGTCCCGTTGCTCGCGACCGAGATGTCACCTCTTGGGTTGAAAGCCTCTCTCCAGGAAGCCATCGCGGAAATGCTACGAACCTTGCGGTTCCGCGGGTCCTGGGCCGACGCCCAAGAGCCCGAGATCGGAATGTTGCGTCATGGTTTGATGATGTGATCGATTTCCAAATCGATGTTACTGATGAATCCACTGTCAATCCGATGGGCGCGCGCTATCTTGGCCTCGCACCCCTTCGATCCCCGGGCCATCTAAAGCGTGAAGGTGGCATGATCATCAATCCTTGGGGACCGAAGATCATCGAAATCTATCCGGTGGAATCATGAGTGGATCTCGACAATCCGATCTTCCCAATCCGGACGAGCTTACGCGCCAGCCCGGCTCGCCGTCTTCCGGAGGAGGAGAAGCACCGACGCCGGAAGAGGCATTAGAGGAGGCTCGCGCCTATACGGCGCGCATTGAGCGCGAGCGCGATACCGAGCGCCAGCGCGCATCCGAGGCCACGAGACAGCGAGATGAGGCGGAGACGCGTGCCCGCACTGCCGGCGACGCCGCCGTCTCTTCGCAGGAACGCGAACTGCTGGCCGGCATTCAGGCGCAGAAGACGATTATCGATCAAGCCGAGCAGGAAATCGTGGTCACGCAATCGGCGGGCGATGCGGTGGCGACGGCCAAGGCTTTCCGCCGCATGTCTGCTGCCTCTGCCCTGCTGGATCGTTTCGAGGGACAAAAGGCCTGGATTGACCAGCAGAAGACCGCCCGGCCGCAGGAGGTCGAGCGGCAACAACAGCCAACCCGAGATCCATCGATCGTTAGCGTCACGACGCCGGGCGGCACGATGGATGCCACGCCATCGGCAAAATCATGGATGGACAAGCATCCCCGCTTCTATGATGACTCCGCCTATTACAATCACGCGGTTGCGGCTCATTCGACGGTCGTCGCCGATGGCATCCGCGAAGGAACGCCGGCCTATTTCCGCGCTCTCGACGATGCGATGGCGCGATACGAGCGATTCGAATCCTATGAGCGTGGAGATGGAGGACAACAACAGATGCCGAACGGTCAGCAGCAAGCTCAGCGGCGTGGGCCATCGGCATCCTCGATGGGCGCCCCGGTCTCGCGATCAAGCGTGCCTGTCACCAATCGCAATGGAGTGCCATCGCCGGAGGCAATCGCTCGGCATATCGGCCCGGCCGTGACAGTCGATGATCTTCGCGAATTCGCCAGGCATAACGGCTACAAAGGCGAGGAAGGCTTCCAAGCCTACCTCAAAGAGCAGCAAGCGATCATCGATATACAGCGCGCTGGCGGCGACGCTGGTTTGCGGGTTGATGGAGTTTATCGATGAGCGACTCGGATAATCTGCCTGGCGGCATGGAATCTCCCGAGAAAGTTGATCGGCGCAAACGGGTTCGCACACCGGAAGAGAAACTGGAGATGCTCGCCAATCTCTCCAAGGCCAGGGAAGCCAAGTCTGGCAAGACGCGTGGGCGGCCCGCTTTTCGGGAGATGACGGAGCGGCTACCCAAGGTGCGTGCGCCTGAGATTACCGGCGATATGTCTCCCGAGCAAATGCTCGACGCTATCGGTTCCGGCGAGGGGCTGACTCGCGAATCGCGCGTCGGCATTACTGCTGCTTTCGATATTCCGGAGCGCGGTCGTCGAGAAGGATGGGATTATCAGTGGTGGCCCACCCATTATGTTGGTGAGGAAGTCGATCCGTCCTATCAAGTCGAGATCGCCCGCGGTTCTTGGTTCCCGGTTCCGGCCTCGCATTTCCCACAGCTTTGCCCGCCCGGCTGGAAGCGCCCGACAATCGACCGCGAGGGAATGCGGCTCTATATGCGGCCGATGCGGCTAACCGAAGAGGCTCGCAACGAGGCGGCGCAGATGGCCTATAGGCAGAAGATGGATCGGCTTGCTGCCGCTCAGGCTGGTGACGCCGGCCGTGACATGGCCCGCCGTGTCGGGGGCGACCGTTGGGGGGATGCGGGCATTCGCGTCGAGGGCGACACGAAGCCGTTGATATGAACTTATTCATAGTTGCTATTGGCTATGCCATCCTCGTTTATGTGATTACTTTTGTAGCTCTAAATTATCTGATATGATGATCGAAGAGGATATCGAGCGGCTTGCAGAGCAACTTTCAATGGGGCGCGACGCCCCCTCAGTGATTGAGGAGAGTTGCGAGATCGAGATCACGCCAGAGATGATTGAGGCGGGGCGCGATAAGGTTTACACGCATATATCAGGACTGATCTCCGCTACGGATTCGTCTGAAGCGGAAGAAGCGGCGCGGGATATTTTTTGCGCAATGATTCGCGCACGCCGGCATCCAGCTAAGATTTCGATCTTGTACCCGGATGCGCCTTGGCGACCTCTTCGAGATTAGATTTCATCGAATTAAACATCTCAAATAGGCGTTGATCTGTAACTCCTAATCGGTTCAGTATTTGGAACACTCGTTCCATATCCTGCCTAAGGTCTTCGATCTTTTCCGTTTGGTTCAGCTCTACCCATGTCTTTGGCACAGAATCCGTTGGCTCGCGCCGAATCGTCGATCCCGAGAACCGCGCGATTCTACTCGTCCTTTCGGATCGAGTCCAGGATCGCCCGGAATTGCTCGCGTGTGAGCTTCGGCTTACGCGTCCGTCCCCCGGTGAGGCTGTCGGTAAGTGAGCCTCTTGCCAGCGATCCCCTTGATCGCATTATCGGGACCTCGCACGAAGATTTCTCTTGACTGATGATGGCCTAACCGCTAACCGCTGATTAGATCGAGCCATGGTCCGCGCGTGATCGGCTCTCAGCAACCGACGATCTGACCTGAAGGCGCTCTGAGGGAACGATCTGAGACATGGAGTCTCAGGCGTGGCGACCCTCACTCTCGCCCCATTCGGTCTGCGGCCCACCCGCAATCTCGGCGCCCAAGCCCCGACCTATCAGGCAAACCTCTATCTAATCAAAAAGAGCTATAGCTCTGCGATCGGCTTCGGCGATCTGATCGAGACCAGATCAGGCTCCGGCGTCTATGGCTATGTCGGCATCTACACAGCGGGCGATACCCATTCATTGGGCGTCTTCGGTGGGTGCCTGCCGTACTTCGATACGGTGCTCCAGCAGACGATCAACAAGCAGTGGTATGCTGGCACAGAGAGCCCGTCAGGGGATATCTATTGCTTGGTCTACGATGATCCGACGATCGTCTTTACCGCTCAGTTAGGCGGTACGAACGCTTCAAATCCAGGGAATGTCCTTGACCGGGGCGGCAATATCGATCTGGCGCAGAACGGCTCCCCCAATACTTCGACGGGGGTGAGCACCGCCTATCTCGACGCCACCACCTACAACAACACCACGGCAACCTTACCCCTACGCATCGTCGGGTTGTCGATGATGTTCCAGCCTGGCTATGACCCGACAACCCTACTGCCGACCGCGGCGAGTCAGCCTACCAATAACTATCTCGATGTGGTGCTCAATACTTCCGAGTATCGCACATCTACCGGCATCTGAGGAGTTAGGCCATGGCAGTCAATTCCTCAAATATTCCGGCCCTGCTGCTTCCTGGTGTTCGTAAGATCACTGGAGATTACGCGCAGATCCCGACCCAATACTCGCGCGTCTTCGCCGAAAGCCAATCGGATCTGCAAGTCGAGCGCACGATCGCCGCCCGCTATTTGCCGCTCGCCGGACTCAAGATCACCGGCATGCCGACGAACTTCGACAATGGCGCTGGCCAACGCTACGTCTACTCGCATATCCACGTCGCCATCGGTCTCGGTTACTCCTTCACCCGAGAAGCGATCGACGACAATCTTTACAAAGGCCAATTCAATCCGACCAACCTCGGGCTGATCAAGTCCTTCCGGCAGACCAAGGAGATCATCGCGGCCGATGTGTTAAATCTCGGGAATATCTATAACGCCGCGATCGGCGGCGATGGCGTGGCTCTGTTCTCGACCGCGCATCCGGTCGATGGCCTCACCGTCCCGAACACTCCGGTCAATCAGGTCGGCCTCAACGAAGCCACCCTACTCTACGGCAACAACATCATCCGCCGCTTCCGCGACAACGCCGGTCTGCTCCAAGGCGCGCAAGGCAAGATGCTGATCGTGCCAGTTGAGCTGCGCCATGTCGCCAAACGGCTGATGGAAACGCCGCTTCGCACCGGGACTGCCAACAACGACATCTCGGCGGTCAAGGAATACGGCGATCTTGCCGACGGCTACTTGGTCATGGACTTCCTGACCAGCCCGTACCCCTGGTTTATCGCGTCCGACCAAGGCGGGTTTATCCATCTCGTCCGCGTGCCGTTCGAATCGAGCATGCAGGTGGATTTCTCGACGGACAATCTTTTGGTGAAGGCTTACGAGCGCTATTACCTTGGATACGATGATTGGCGCGCCGGGTTTGGCAGTTTTCCCACCAATTAGTGCATAGGCTGCACCCGAAAGGAGCCGCCTAATGGGCGCTACCAACTTCACCGGCCCGCTCTTCGTCAGCGGGGATCTTGAGCAGCTTGAGGCGTCTCCGGGCGGCGCGATTCTGCTGCCGGACCCAAACCCGGATCGTGGTCCATCGATGCTGTTCGGCGGCTACGGCTATCCCGATACACGCTATACCTTTCTCAAGGATCTGGTGCAGGGCTATCCGGGCCGCGTGCCGGAACTGCTGACCTCTGGGCAGGTCGTCAGCAACAACGCGATCCCGGCAGCGCATGCGACCAACAGCCTGGTTACGACGGCGCACACGACCTCTGGTACGGCGATGACCTTGGTCACGACTGCGGCCTACGGGATCACGCCGAATATTCCGATCATCCCGTTTACCGGCATATTGAATGCCGGCGCGGTGGTCACGGCGCCGATCGTGCTCGATTTTGGTTTCTGCTACGGCACCACGACGACCGGTTCTACCGCACAGACTGTAACCGTGCTGGACTCGACCTTGTTCATGGTGGGCATGCCGTTGGTCATTTCGTCGGCCGGAGCTGCAACGGGCGCGCTCACGCCGCTGCTGACCTACGTGACCGGCATGCCGACATCGACCACTATCACGATACATGATGCTGCATTGCAAGCAGGCTCCTTCGCGATCGGCACGGGAAATTCTTGGCCGACCAGCGAGTTCGGGCAAGTCGAGCCGGTATCACATCTTCCGATGTTGGCGGCCGGCCCCGGTCTGTTTCTCGATCCGCGCCAGGGGATTGCGCGGGGCATCGTAACGACAGTTTCGGCCGGAGCTAGTGCCAGTAATCATATCGTAGTCCATGGCTGGGATGTCTATTGGCAGCCGATGACCGAGTCGATCGCGCAGGGGTCGGCAACCAACTACGGCAAGAAAGCCTTCAAGGCGATCAGTTCGATTGTGCCGGACTTCACCGACGGGACGAACAACTACACGGTCGGTACATCGGATGTGTTTGGCTTTGCCCAGCGCTGCGATCTCCTTGAGGAAACTATGGTATGGTGGGGCGGGGCGCTGAGTGCTGGCGCCAATTATGGCTTTGTGGCAGCCGACACGACCAATCCAGCGACAACCACTACTGGCGATGTACGCGGCACGATCCAGACTTCGGCGATTGGCGGAGGCACGGGCCTTGGCTCGACTGCCTCGAACGGTTCGGTTTCGACGATTACAGTTTCAGGCAACCGGTTACGCATGCAGTCGGCGATGACGGTGTGGCAACAGACCCAGAACCGGTTGAGTCAGCCACAATTCGGCTTCGGACAGCCCCAGGTGTAGTCGTTGAATCCGGTTCGCGTTACACTGACGCTCGGAGCGGCTTCCGCAACGGTCATCGCAGCCTCGCAGACGCCGGTTAGCGGCACCGATCTTACTTTGGTCGGCGGCGGAACAGTCACGCTTGATGCGGCTCGCCGAGTGCTCCTTACCTACGGCAACGAAGCGTCGGCACGGACTTTGGTCGTCGCCGGTACTGACCGCTCCGGCAATGTCCAGACCGAGACGCTTGCGGTCCCGTCTGGTGGTTCCGGCACAGTCTATACGCATCTCGATTTCCTGACGGTCACAAGCCTTTTGCCGCTTGGAGGCGGTTGGACGGCGGCGGTTACGGTCGGCACCAACGCGGTCGGCTCGACGCCATGGATTCAGCGCGAATGGGGTCAGATCGGCAAGATGGGTGTGCTGATCTCAATCGCGGCGAGCGGCCCGACCTCGCAGCTCGAATGCACCTGGGATGACATCAACGCTGTCCAGGAATTGCCGCCATGGGGCGCATCGCCGGAGCCGCAGAGTGCTGTCCCGCCGCTGGCGATCATTGCCCCTGCTTCCGAGGCAATCTTTGCGCCGACGACGGGATTGGCGCTCGGGACTCAGAGCTGGGCTGGCATCACCTCGACTGGCGGCGGAGCCGTGAGTGCATTCGATGTGCCCGTCTTCGCTATTCGCGCAACGCAGACGGCCGGTTCCGGTACGACCGTCTTGTACGTGATCGAGACCACCGGAGATCGTAAGAACGCGTTCTAGGACGCGGTGCCGACGGTTCGCAAACAGGAGTTAGATTGAATGAAAGACGGTCATTCCGGGCACCACAAGGAAGAGCACAAGGCTCATAGCGAGCACCATCACCACGCTGGCCACAAGGGCGCGGTTGTCCATGTCCATGCCAAAAAGAAGGGCGGCAAGGTCATGGAGGACGAGCGGACCAAGGAAGAGGTCAGCGAGGAGATGGAGGGCCACAAGCGCGGCGGCGAGGTCAAGGGCGAGGAAGCTCGTCATAGGCCTGATCGGCGGGCGCGGGGTGGACGCATGACGCCAAAATCTCCCTTTAGCGGGGCCGACACTGGCCGCGCATCCTACCAGTCCACGGTCAAGGGCGTGGACGAAGGCGGAAAGGGCAAAGAAGTCCGCCCTTAGCTCGCGGTGGCCGACTTGATGCGGCGGAGCGCCGCCGGCTGCCGCGGAGCGACTTTGCGCTCCCAGGAAAGGGCGAGGGACCGAAAGGTTCTGGTCCCGGCTCTTATCCGATCGAAGACCGAAAGCACGCGATCAATGCGCTTGCTCGCAGTTCAGGCAAGCCTGTCGAGGCGGCGGTACGCCGGAAGGTACATGCGAAGTACCCTGGCCTTGGGGAAGACTAATGGCCGATTTCACGATCATGCCCGGCACGTTTCACGTTCGCGTGAACGATGGGCATTCCTCAGAAATCTATGAGATCGAGGCGGAGTCGCCAGATGAGGCGATGACTAAGGCTGCCGTGAAGTGGGCGGCGCGTCCCGTTCGGCGCCGTCGGTCGCCTTCGCACACCGAAGATCATCTTGCCGAAGTCGCAGAGGATGTCGCAAAGGAGGAACCCGGTGCCGCAAGGCGTTCCCGGAACTCCTAGTGGGCTCTACGATTTTTCGCTCAGCAACGGCGAGGTCGTGCTGGAAGCGTTCTCACGCTGCCAGATCCGCGCGACCTCACTGACCGTTTATCACATGCGGGACGCCTATCGGTCGCAGAACCTATGCCTCCAAGCCTGGGCCAACAAGGGCGTCAATCTCTTCCAGCAAGTTCAGGGCGTCGTCCAGCTTGTCGTCGGGCAGGGCACTTATCTGATGCCCGACAACATCGTGTCGATCACCGATGCCTACTACAATACAATCCTCTCGACCGGACCTGGACCGGATTGGGATGCTCCGGTCAACGACTGGCTTGAACCGCAGGTATCGGCCGATCCACAAGTGGTGATCACTCAGAGCCAGGACCGCTGGCTGATGCCGCGAGGTCGCGCCGACATCGCGATGATCCCGAACAAACAATATGATGGCTTGCCGACTATCTACTGGTTCAACCGGTTGGGGCCGCCTGGCCAGACCACGCTTACTTTCTGGCAGCCGCCACTATTCGGCTACCCGCAAGCCGCAGTCACCTATTTTGCGTTACGACAGATCCAGGACGCCAATCTCGCGAATGGCGAGACACCTGACGTAGCGAACCGCGCGCTTGACGCGCTGTGCGCCGATGTGGCCTTCCGTCTGGCTCGCAAATATGCGCCGCAACTGATCGGCGCTCCGAATACCGGTGGCTTGCTCGACGACAAGATGGAATCGTGGGCGTTGTTCGCCGCCGAGGATACCGAGAAGGCCGAGGTGTTCATCGCACCTCGGCTCGCTGCATACTGGAAAGTGTGATCTGATGGGCTGGGCTGATCGCGCTGGTCAGGCTACGGTCGATCCGCAAAGGCCACGTGCCTTCGGTGTGTGCGACGACTGCGGAGAATGGTACAATCGGCACAATCTCCGTGATCAATACGAGTGGTACGGCGCCGAGCTGACGGATACGCATCGGCGCGTCTGCGCTCGATGCCTTTCCAAGCCACAGGATCAGCTCCGTCCGATTTTGCTGCCGCCCGATCCGGTTCCGATCATTGATCCACGCCCGGAATATCCTAGCGTCCTGCAAAATCAGAATGGGTTTTCGTACTACGTCGGCCCACAAGGCACGACCATTATCAAACCGGTCGTCGCCGAACTCGACCCGACGATGCCGCTACCCAACAAAGCGGCGGTGCTGGCATCGGCTGCGAGTGGATGGGGCGAGCCGATGCCGGCGACTCTGATCGACCGCGGCGGCACGATCACGCTCTCTGGCGTTGGGCAGATGATCACGGCCCCGAACCCTGCGCGTACCTATCTCTTGCTGTTCAATCCGGCGTCTGGGCTCTTGGCGGCAGCGCAGGGCATGCCGCCGGTCTTGGGGATCTCGTCCGCCAATGTGCTGTCTCCAACCCAGGCTGAGACTGGGACGATCTTCGTGGGAACCGGATCAGGAGTGCTGCAAAACGGCACGAAGATTCCTCCGGATCCCGTATGGCTAGGTTCCGTTTGGGTGTTGGGCTTGATTCCCGGCCAGCCGTTCTTCGCTTGGGAGAATGGCTGATGCGCTGGTTGGCACTCTTCCTCTTGCTGATCTCGACGCCGGCATGGGCGACAAGCTCGATTGACCCGAATCAGCCGGCCGGGACAACTTATACCTCGGAACCGACCCGGAACAATTTCGCGGCTTTTGCCGCCGATGTGAATGCCCAGCAGAATTGCAATCGCGGTTCTATCCCCCCAGCCAATCCGCAAACTGGATATTGTTGGCTGAATGTCCTGAGTCCGACGACATATTGTTATGAAGTTTATTCTGGCTCGGGGTGGGTTCCGGTTTTTGCGATGTATCCGACGACCAATACTGTGGCTATGGCCGTGCAGCTACCGATTACCGCCCAGGCGATATTGACCGATGATTCAGGTAGATATCTGCTGACCGATCCTTCAACGGGCTCCCTGCTCACTACTCCTACGACAACATTTTCGGTGTGGCAATGCGTCGCGCAGTGATTGCATTCCTGACGTTGTGGTGCGCTATTGTCTTCGGTCCTTCGGACGGACGCGCACAGAGCGCTTGTCCCGCGCCGCTACCTGCCGGCACTCTATGTTTCCCGTTTCCAGCCTACACGAATGCGGCGCCTCCTGTCACGACGCCCGCGTCAACCGATCGGACGCCCTACGTGCAGGGTTCGGTGACCCATTTCATCGGGCCGTGGGCGGTGAATGACGTTCGCCAATGGGGAGCGGTGGGCGACGGCGTGACGGATGACTCTGGTCATATCCAGGCCTGTCTTAGCGCCCAGCCGCCGGGCGGTTGCTTCGCCGGGGGCAAGCGGTATTTCATCGGTAGCGGCGTGCAGATTCCAGCCGGTTCGACCTTGGACTGCGGCTATGGGATGGGAGACCTCGGCAGCCATACCAGCACACAGAGCAACCTCAACATCTACCCGGCGCTTCTGCTGACTCCAGGCAGCGGCGAGATCACCGCCAGCGGCCCCTCGGCTCGGGTCAAAGGCTGCCTGATCCTCAACAAGAACCTGACCTTTCCGGTGGCGGATAGCAGCGGCTTCGCCGGCATCGCCGTCGCCGATAACGGAAACGCTAGTTTCAATGTGGTGGATAGCGAGATCCTCGGCTTCGATACTACGATCTGGATCACCGGCAACCGGCCTTACTTGCAGCATCTGATCCTCGATGGTACGGGGATTTCAAAAGCCGCCCTCGAAATTGATGTCGGTAACACCGATAGCGGTATCGCCGACGACGTTAAGATCCAAACTGGGCAGTCTGCACCGTTTAGTTGCCCGAACGGCGAGCGCCCAGGTACAGGGGTACGTGTGGCCGGGACGCCTATCGGCGCCGCCGGCATTTTCATGAACAATATCGTCTCGCAGCCGTTTCAGACGGCTGATTACGAGTTCGATAATTCGGTGATTGCCCAGAATATCTGGGCAGACGGCGCTGGGATTGCGTGTGGTTTTGGCAGTTCAATCGGCGTTCTAATCAATAATCCCGGAGCAACCGTACAGATCGATACCCTGACGGCCGGGGATATGAATGTGCCGCTGGCGGTCAAAAATGGGTTGCTGATCGTAAACCAGATTTACGCGGAGTTGGCTGGCAGCGACGGAATCGAAGTAGGAACAAATTCGACCGCAGGACAAATATATGCGACGCAAGTTCAAATCGTCAGTGTAGGTCGGGTGAGCGGATATGGAGTTAACTTAGAAAATGTAAACTCTAGGTTCTCTGCAAATCAGGCAACCATCCTTAGCGCCAACGGTTCCGCGGCCCCGTATGTCGCCAATACCTCCGGCTCCAATATGTACATGGGTGGGAGCGGGAACAAACAAAACCTAGTTTACATCGGCAATCTTCGCACGGATCTATCCGTCACCACCAGCCCCTATAGCACTAATCTGTTCGCTGGAACGGGCAGTGACCCGATGCTGGCCGGGCTGAAACCCTCTCCCGGACCGATATGCAGCGACGTTGGTAGTGGCGGTACGTGCGCATTGGATTCATCGAATAGTGACCAGAATGCTGGCACGCTTGTCATTACCGCCGGGTCGGGAGCCTTGGCGGCGGGCGAGTTCGATCTCGCGATGCCGGTTAGTTTCGCCTCTGGTCAGGCGTGTGTTGCTGCTCTACAGGTTGGAACCGGCGTTTGGGATCGCTTGGCCGGTTTTACCGTTGTGGGGCCATTGTCCGGGAACGTCGTGGCCTTCGATTGGTCAAACAATAGTGTCAACCTGACACCGGGCGAGACCTATAAATTCGCGTACAATTGCCGCCCGCTATGAGACTGATAGCGTTCGTCGCCAATCCGCTGGGTCATTGAGGAGCCAATGCGCCGCGTTTCCCCTTTGATCGCGGCAGCACCGATCGCATGCTTGGTCCGCGCGATCGTCATCATCGTCGCCGTCCTGGTCCTTGGCGTGCAGCCTTTTGTTGCCAAGGCCAATAGCACGATCAACCCGGCGATGCCTCAATCCGGCGTGCCCTACAACTCAGTTCCGATCAGAAACAACTTCCAAGCCGGCGCGAACGATATCAACGGTTTGCAGACCTGCAATCAGGGCGCGACGCCCCCCTCGGCCCCGAACACCGGATATTGTTGGCTGAACACCAGCAATTCGGCGCTTTGGTGCCGCGAAATCTACAACGGCGTGTTGAGCACCTGGACGCCGGTCTACGCGATAAATCCGATCACGCAACAGGTTACGTTTGGGTCGTGCGCCGTCACCCCCTCACTAGCCTTGGGGTTGTACTCTGGTGGAACGCTGGGTCTCTATAGTGGAGGGTCGCTTGGCTTATATTAGACGGACTCTCTATGGGGCGCTGGTTGCCCTGGTCTCGGCTGGTCCTGCCGCGGCTCAGACAACGACCCTTGTGGGGAATATTGCGACACCGACGACGGTGCCGATGGTATCCTTCAACAATTGTTTTTATGTCGGGCAGGGAGTTAGCGGATCAACCGGAACCGATACCAAGCTTTGTGCGAGCACAGCGGCTGGCTGGGCGAACGCTTTCGGCTTGGCGCCGATTACGACGATCGGTTCGGGACTAACTCTCAGTTCCGGCGTCTTAGCGGCAACTGGCGGCGGCGGGACGCCCGGCGGATCAAATCAAGCTGCACAGATCAACAGCTCCGGCTCCTTTGGCGCGATCGGCCCCACAGCGAGCAACCTCTTTGGCTGGAACGCATCGGGGATCGCGACCCCAATCGTGCTGGGAACGAATCTATCGCTGTCAGGCTCGACGCTGAATGCCACTGGCGGCAGCGGAACGCCGGGCGGGTCGAACGGCCAGATTCAGTATAACAATTCCGGCGCGTTTGGCGGCTTTACCTTCAGCGGCGGCATGACGGTTACGCCATCAACCGGCGTTGTCGTGCTTGGCAATCCGGGGCCTTCCACCCTCGGCGGAATCGAGAGCATCGCGCAGGCTGCCGGCGAGTTCGTTCAGTACATCGACACATCCGGAGTCCCGCATCTGGCGACGCCATCCGGCGGCGGTAATTTCAGCGGCCCCGGAAGTGCTGTCTCCAATGACCTCGTCTCGTTCAATGGCACGTCCGGCACCGTAGGCCAGGATAGTGGCATTCTCTCGACCAACGTCGTCACCGCGGCGGCCACGCTAACTTCAAATGCCCTGACCTTGGGCGGCGGCTCCAAGGCAGTTTCCGTGCTCGGGTCTCTCGGCACGACGACGACCTTGCTGCATGGCAACGGCGCCGGCCCACCATCCTTCGGCGCGGTTGTCCTGACGACCGATGTGAGCGGCGTCCTGCCCCTGGCAAACGGCGGGAGCAATGCGGCCCTGACGGCAGCCGCTGGGGCCGTCCCCTATTCCACAGGCAGCGCGTTGGCATTGCTGGCCGCCGGCACGTCGGGGCAATTCTTAGAGTCTCAGGGCGCGGCCCCGCCGATTTGGGGCTCGCCTTCCGGTTCAGGCACAGTCGGAAGCTGCTCGACGGCGGATGCGCTGGCCTACTACGCCGCGACAGGAACGACGACTAGCTGCTTGGCTGGCGTCGGCACTTCGGGGCAGGTGTTGACCAGCAACGGCACGGGCGTTGCGCCGACATTCCAGGCCGCTGGCGGTTTCACGGCGCCCACGCTTTCCCCCGGCTTGGCTACGACGCCGGGAACCTACAATGCCGGCGCGCAAACTCTTACATCAGGCAGCACGCTGTCGCCGCAGATTTTCTACAAGGCGGAAACATCGAGCTGCACCCTCAACTCGACCTGCAATTCGCCATCGACAAACGACACGGCTCTGTTGCCGACATTCACCAATGCGAGCCTGACGGGGACTCTGCCAAATCCGAGTACGGTGGGTTCTGGCTCGTACCAGATCGGCTATGACGGCACTCACAGCTATTCGGTGACGACGGTCGGTGGCACCGCCAGCATCTACGGTTGCGGCACGCCCGGAACGACGGTCTCGGGAATCGCCTACCAGACTCAGTTCGTTACCGACGGCACGAATTATCAGTGCATCCCGAGCGGCGCGAGCAGTGGTTCCGGCGTGACCAGCGTCGGGCTGACGGTCCCGGCCGCGTCGATCTTCGGTGTCACGGGATCGCCGGTTACGACGAGCGGCAATCTCGGGCTGACAACGACCGTGACCTCGGGCGGTGTACTCTATGGATCTTCTGGGACGCAGGTCGCGTCGAGCGGCGCACTGACGGTAAATGCCCTTGTCAAGGGCGGTGGGGCTGGGACGGCTCCAAGTCCCTCGTCCGTGACAGACAACGGCACGATCGTAAATGCGAGCGCCGAGCCTATCCAAGTCGCTCAGGCATATTCGACTCCGGGCGCTCTGACCGATGCGTCAACGGTCGCGGTGAACGCCGCTCTCAGCAACAATTTCACCTTGCTGATGACTTCCGGGATCGGCGCGACCCGCGCGTTGGGCAATCCGTCGAATTTGGTTGCTGGGCAAGTTCTGAACTTCGTCGTCACTCAGGACCCTACAGGCGGCCGGTTGCTGACTTTCGGGTCGGATTACACGGGGACCATTGCCCTGAATGCCGGGGCAAACGCGGTAACGCCGTTCTCGTGCGTGGCAAACACCTCCTCGACCTTGCAGTGTGCGGGCGGGGCCTCGATCACTCCGGCCATCGCGCAAAGCTCTCCGTCGAACCCGACCGGCACGACATCGACGACGCCGGTCATGATGGGGCTCGCCGGCACGCTGACCCCACTTTATAAAACCCGCATGTTCGTCTCGATCCAAGGGACGATTGCCAATTCGACGATCTCCGATGGGGCGACGGTGCGCTGCTATTTCGGGACGAGCACGGCGCCGACCAATGGTGCCGCCCTTACCGGGACCGCGATCGGCTCGGCCCGCACAAACTCGACGCTGATCGCCGGGGCCGGGGTGCCGTTCTCATGTGGGGGCTGGGTGACGGGCCTCACAGCCAACACGGCATACTGGATCGACGCGGCGGTTGCTGCGGTTACGGGCGGGACGGCCTCGATTACCGCCGTCGATATCTCCGCAAATGAGTTCTAAGAGGATGACGATGATGCTGAAAAGACTGTTCCTCGCATTTGCGTTGGTGCTCGCACTGGCGCAGGGCGCAAATGCTGCCAGCCGATCGGCATGGACCGCAGGTAACGGGGTCGGTTATACATGGACCGCCGTAATGGCGTCCGGGGATATGACCTCGCTTGCCAACGGCAGTACAGTTCTATCGAGCGCCAGCTCGATCACAAACCAGACCGCTCAAGATCAGTTTATGGATCTTGGCGGGGTCTGGACTGTTGCCAGCGCAACGCCCCCGGCCGGCGCTTACATCGGCATCTATCTAGTGCCTCTGAATAGTGATGGCGCGACGTTCGGAACGGGAGAAATGGCCTCCGGTTCGACCATCACTCGCGCCCCGGCTGCCGGTCTTGTTTGCAGCATGCCGCAAGAAACCGCCGCCGCCACAACGACACTCGCAGGAACTTGCACCGGGATCATCATCCCGCCCGGTAGCTTTAGGATCGCCGTATTCAATGGCTCCGGTGCGGGGTTAAGTTCAACCGCGGGCAACAACACCCTGCTTTATCGTACCTACAATATCAACCTCAACAACTGATCTTATGGCATACCTTACAGGATATGCGTCGATCGCTCGACGCGCGGCATCTGGAGTAATCCCGAGCATTGCGACCAGTCATCCTTTAGCGCGGGGGCTGCTCGCCGCGTACTATCCGGCGACGGCTCCCAATGGTACATTGCAGAACCTCGTAGCAGGCGGCAACGGCAATCTGACGACGCGTGTTGGCGTTGCGGTTGGGCTTTCGCCAACTCCCGAGGGACCAGGTCTTCTTTATTCCGGCCAGGCGACAGCATCATTTGGCGGCGCATGCCCTTCGACATTTCAATTATCTTCCGGCCAATCTCTTTTTGTGAGAATGAAACGAGGGCCAACCGTCTATCAAGGTGGGCATGTTGCTTATTTATTTGGGGTTGCGATTACTTCCAGTCCGTTCAATTGCTATATTATAGGGACGGGGCTGAACGGAAGCACGGGAAATGGGCAATTAGGACTATTGTACCAAACGACCGCTTCGTCTTACATCGGAACTGCCATACTGCCTCTAAACACGATGGCTTCTGCGGGAGCTACGTTTGGGTCCGGCGCTCCCGGCAAATTGTACGTGAATGGCGCACAAGATACGGTAACAGGTTCGCCACCAAATGTGAACATCACCACTTACACTCCTAACCCGACTATATATCTAGGGCTACAGAATACGACCGACTCTGTCTATGCCACAATCACTGTGGCTTATATTTGGGGACGACCCCTGAACGATGGAGAGCATCGTTATCTTGACGCCAATCCCTATTCGCTGCTGCGCTGGCCGGTTGATATCGTTTATGATACAATTGAAAATCAAACGACGGTGCTTCCATCAGGCGTGATCGTTAATAAACCCATGATTTTCTCCCCGTTGATGCTTGCGGGCGTCGGCGGTCTGGAGTGGCTACGAAAACGCAAGATCAAGATGCGGCAATTGCGGGGGCAATAAGTGCGTCGATGGCTTCTTGCGGTTCTGCTGCTGCTGTTGTTCTGCGGGTCAGCCTCGGCGCGATTTCTACCCGGCGGCGGCAGCGCGCCGATTACGACCTACACGCCGCTGTGCGGCGGATCAAACCCGACGTGCATCTATACCTACTCGACCGAGCGCCAGATGGCCTCGACCGCGACCACGGCGATCCAGGTATACCGCTCGGTCGATGGTACGATGCAGGATATCGGTTTCACCAGCGCCGGGCTGGTCAACACCGCAACCGTCGATGCATTTTGCAACGCCTCGGTCGGCGGGGTGATCTCGCGTAACTGCTTGCTCGCGCAGATATACGACCAGTCGGGCAACGCCTGCCCGATCTGGAACGCCAACGCTTCGACTATGCCGGATTATTACGTCGATCCGGGGCATCAGGGGCTACCGCGGTTCCAGGCGGTGTATCAAGGCAGCGGCGCCGTATTCAGCTTCCTGCTCGACAGCGGCGGCACGACGCAGAACCCGCCCACCCATCATTGCGCCGCCTTGACCGGCCCGGCGCAATCCTTGTTCTTCGCCGGCAACAGCAGCTATGGGGCGTTCTCTTCAGGGCAGAACGGCCTCATGGAAGGTACGGTCGCGAGCGGGCCACAGGGCGCGATGTTCGCCGCCTTCACCGGACCTTCGGGATACGCCTACGATCATTGTTTAACTTCGTCACCCTGCGGCGGCATGGATACAGAAGCGCAGGGGCCGCAGTACAATTATACTCGCACCAGCAACGATGATTTCATCGATATCGCTGCGGCTCCTACCAGCGGTAACAGCCCGTGGAACGTTTGGATCAACAACGTAAATGTCAGTGCGCCGTTCGCGCCCGATAGCGTGGTTGACGCGCTAGTGACTGGGTTCCGCATGACGTGGGGCGCGTCCGGCGATCATTCTCAGCATGGGCCGAACATCGGGCGTTCTGAATCGTTCTACAACTCGGTTCTATCCTCGGGACAGGTAGCGGCGCTTTACAGCAACGAGACCAGCTTTGTTGCGGGACTGACGACCGGGTATGTCGGTCCCGGCGACAACGCGATCGCCGGCAATGAAAACAGCTATTCGACCGGCCTCACCTCGCAAAAGGTGCTGCAATTGCAGTGGCTGTCGCAGTGCTTCTCTTTGCGCAAGTGCTATGCCGGATATGAGGGGCCGGCGCTGAACGCCTGCCAGGGCAGCGGGGCATGCGAGGATATCGGTTGGGTCAACAACATCATCGACACCGCGACCCTGAGCGCGTGGTGCGGGCCGGTGAGCGGGCTCAATAACTGCGCGGCGCAGATTTGGTACAACGAGGCGCTCAACCAAGCGAGCGACACCAACGGAGTCGGCACCGGGATCGACGCCACGGCGGTATCATCGTCGAACCGGCCAGCGATCTTGTGGTCCGGCTGCGGTACTTCGGCGATCACGGTTTGCATCCAGACCAGCGCCACCAACTACTTCACCACAGCCGGAATCACCGTCACCGGCGGATACACGATGAGCGCGGTGGCGATGCGGACCGCGGGAACGAGCGCGAGTGCGATCCTTTCCTCGGTTTCGACCCCGGAGACTTTCATCGGGTTTGGCGCGGCGAACACCTGCACCGGCAGCGCCACATCGGGCGGCGGCGCATCGACCGTGGCCTGCAACGACAATGTGGTTCACAGCATTACCGTCGATGCCCACACGTCGCCCTCCGCATCGACGATCACCTATGCCGACGGTACGGCGGGAACGGCCAACATCTCGGCGATCGGCTACAGCGCCAGCGGGCTCGGCGTCGGCGCGACCGGCGCCGGACTCGACCCTTGCGCTTGCCAGTTGAGCGAAGTGCTGGTCTATACCGACGCGCACAACACCAGCTACAATACGGCCCTTGGCTCATCGGGCGTCGCTCTCTTGCGTGCCAATCAGCGCGCAGTCTTCGGGTTCTAGGATGCGCCGCCTCTTCGTGGCGCTCGCGCTTCTGGTGCTTGGTTCATCAGCCGCACCGGCAAGATTTTTGCCGGGTGGTGGAAGCGCATCGAGTGGCAGCGTCACCAACGTAATCGCCGCCGCGATCACTAACGAGAACGTGCCTCCTAGCTCGTCTCCGGGCTTTCAGATCGGTGACCTGAGCGCGACCGTGACCGGCGGCGGCCCTTGCACGACCTGCACCTGGACTATGATCAACACGGGCAGCGCGGCACAGGGCAACGGATGCGGAAGCCAAAGCAACAACTTCCAGGTTGCTAATTTTGGAAGCGGCGCTGCGCACTTAGAGGTGCTGAGCAGCGGCCTGACCGCTCGGATCTGGGGTGCGACGCCGACGGCAGTATCTTCGTCATCGGAAACATATATCTGCGCCAAGGCGACCCCAGCCGTGGGTGCGTCTTATGTGTTCGCGTTCTCGATCATCGTGCGCGCCCCGATGATCACCAGCGTCTCGCCGCGGAAGGTTCAGTACACACTAGGCGTGGCACAGTCGATACCGCTCTCGGCGACGATATGCTGGACGAATTGCCACCAAGGCGGATCGGCGCCGACGCCGACCTTTACCTTGGGCAGCGATGCGGCCTGCACCGCGTCGGGCATTTCGATCTCCGGCTCAAGTCTCAATCTCAGCTCGTCCTACGCTGGCGCTGGCGTTTGTCACATTGTAGTTGCGGCGACTGGTGCGAACTGCGCGGTCCTCGGCTACGTCACGGCTACGCCGACGACGTGCAACGCGGCCGTTAATATCACGCAAGGGGCGTATGTTGGCCCCGGCGACGACTCGGCGCTCGCTGGCCTCACTTGGTATGTTTGGGCCGAGCCATACGCCTTCAGCGCCGCCTACGCGGCGGCTGGTGGGCCGATCTGGAAGGTCATCCGCGAGAGTGATCAGCAGCCGTTCACGATCAACGCCCTATCAAACGGCGACATGGACGTTGCCACCATGGCGACCGATTGTGACACGTCGATCTGCGCGCTGGATGATCCGGTGGATCAGAGTGGCAACAGTCCGGCGAACGATATACCGGCGTGGTCTAATAGTCACGGTTCCCCGCCACCCGTGACTATTTGGCATCCCATAGTATTGTTCAATAGTATAAACGGCTCGATGCCGGCTTATAATTCCAGCAATCCTAATGACAGGCTACTGTATAACCCCACCACCTATACTGGCGCAGGAACAACGGGAACGCTTGGCATCGTCGCCCAAACAATCAGTGTCCCCGGATCTAATAGTTATTTGATGGCATTTAACGACGGGGTGACACCGGGAACATTCTTGTATTTTCCGTCATCTGGCAACGGCGGCGGTGCGGGCGTGTGGGTTGGGCCGCACAACTTCACCGGGGGAACTGGCATCCAGGATACAGCGCCTGCTGCGGGCGCGTTCCACAGCATCATTGCAACCATCAACGGTACGAGTTCGATCCTGGATGCGGATGGCAATCAAACTACGGGAACATTGGGGACTGCGGCTATCAATAAGCCGGCAGGAATATTTGGCGATTTCGGCGGCGGCTCCAATACGGGTAACGGCGTCGGCTTCTTTATCTTGGCGTCCGTTCTAACATCAACGCAACTCAGCGTCCTCTGCACGTATGACCAGATAAATTTTGCGACGAGTGGGTCATGCTGATCCGGCGCTTGTTGCTGGTGGCGGCCCTGCTGATCGGGGTGGCACCCACTGGCTCGGCGCGGTTCCTGCTGCATAGCGGCGGTTCGAGTGGAACATCCTCGGGTGATGTTGCCAGCATTACCGAGCGAAACACCGGACCATCGACGACACCGGGCTCGACTTTTCCCGCGCAATTTGCGGCAAACTTTGCACAGGATGCGGTTCCCGTCGGATCGATTGCCGTGCCGAGCATCGGCGGATCGTCGATTGTCTATCAGAACGATTGCGCCGCCGAGGGTTGCCCGATGTGGCCGGCGCACGGCGCTTCGCCGGCATCGTTGAGGCAGGGGATCTTCTCGGTCATTGAGCCGCAGCTCGCTAGTACTTCTGAGCAGACCGCGCATTTCACGGTGACAGCCGGCTCCTACAATACGACGACAACCGTAACTCCGGCGTCTCTAGCCGCTCATGACGATTGGGTAATGACCCTGAATCATGTCAATGATTCCTGGGTCAACACTCATCCGGCGGCAATGAATGTCCCGCACGGAACCTATGTCGGCTGCTATGCGGACCCAACGACGCACAGCATTACGAGTTGCGGGGTTCAACAGCACGCACCGACCACGACGAGTGGCCTGATTGGGCAGAACTGCTCAAACCAAGGGGCTGGCGCTTGTACCGGATACACCTACCTAGCCGGCGTAGCTACAACCACATCCTCCACGCTCCCTAACACGATCTACTTCGACCCAACCGCGAGCCAGCCGTCATTAAATCCGAATTGCATCAATAACTGCGTGCGTATCGGATCGGTGGTAACCGACGCCACCACGAGCGGCGTGATCCCATCTTTGGCAACCGTGGCCCTCAGCGGCACGGGCTCGACGACGTCAACCTCGGCGGGCTCATTGGCTGGCGCGACGACACTTACATTCGCCAGCACTCCGACCGCGCCTCAATACGCCTTGGTTGTTGATGTAAACACTCCATCGGCAATCACGGCCGGGACTTATGTTTCAGTCACGCCGAGTTCGGGAACCGTGACGATCTCGGCGCCGGTTACTGGCCCTGGCGTCGGATCTGGCGACACGATCAAGTTCTATACGTTCGTCCAGCTATCGGCGAACGTAACCGCCGGAGGAGTCGCACAGGGTGATAGCGTCAATTTCAGCTATACCGTGTTGGGCTCGACCGGGACGCCGGCGGCGATCAGCTTCAATCAGACAAACAATCTGGTCACTTCGGTTAATGTTCTTACGCCGGGTTCGGGATACGCGACCGAGGGTAGCGGGACATGGGTATTCGATTTTAATACGATCTTGAATGAGTACGGCTCGACTCAGCCGCATCAATGCGATCAGGTTGGCGGAGCCGCGACCTTTACCGGAACTGTCTCTGGAACGAGCCTCACATCATCGGCGGTGACCGGCACGATCTCGCTCTTGCAAGTGGTTACCGACTCCGCCACCCCGCCACACACTGCTTTGATCACCGCGGGCTCCGGGTCGAGTTGGACGGTCGCGAACGGCACCCTCGTATCTGGAGCCATGTCGTCGAATGAGCCTCTATGCATCTACGGTCAGGGCACTGTGGCGGCGAAGTACCAACTCTGGGGGCCGTACATCGACACGACGACTGGTGCGCGGCACCCGTGGCTCTATGGTCGCGGCACCATCGAGGCGTGGACCAATGGAACCGGCTCTATCGTCGAAACCCGTCCCGTCATGGGAACCACGACGGGAATGGTTTATGTCAACTCGGTAATCCCGAGCTACACCTTCGACGCTGAGTGGACCGATAACGGAACGACGGTGCGCGGGGCCTCGATAGGATCGTCTGGGTTCAACGCGATCGTACAAGAGAACAACGGCATTTGGTATTCGGTTGGGACCACGGCCAACAGTCTCGGGCCGCCGCAGAGCGGTCGGCCGGATTGGAGCGCCAACAGCGATGCTTTCAACAACGTCATCCTAGCTTTCACGACACCAGACAAGGTGTTGTTTAAGGCGTCAGGTGCGCAACTGCCGCTTAACGATTGCCTGAGCGCCGGGCCACCCCCATCCAACTGTAGCGGGACCGCTGTTTCGGTAACGCCGGCAATCTTGCCGGCGATCTCGCTTACTAGCTGGGGCTCGCCTTCGACAATGGTGAATACCTACGTGCCGTACACGTTCGGCGGCATGGATACGAACCTTACCTTGTCGGGCGGCGGCAATCATTGGTGGTTTGGCCCGGTCCCAACGCACGCCATCTATTGGTACGAAAGCACCGATTGCTCGCCCGTAAGCAGCAGTTGCGACCGCGGCGCATCTTGGCTCAACAATCTTCGGGTTGCGTCGATAGCCGAGCTTGGCACGTTCGATGGAATACGGGAACCCGCTACCTACAATCCGGTGAACGTCGTCAGCGACACGTCAGTTTTCAGTAACCCAGCTTTCACTGATACAGTGAAAACAAAGTTCAATTTCCGTGGCGACACGAATGTCTTCGGAACTGTATCCGGCGGGGCGTATCCACATAGTCTCGATAGATCACTTGACGATCCGACGCACTTCGTTCCTCTTCCGCCCTCTATGTATGTCCTCGAAGGCGAGCGCTTTATGCTGGATGGCTTGGAGGGATTTACCTCTGGCGATCAAATACATTACAATCTTACCGGCAACAGCGGCGGCACTACTCTCGGCAGCGCCACGACGCTCACTTCGCTCGGCACGACGTATTATGGCATATTCCTGGATAATAGCCCGCGCGGTATGGGGTGGTCGTGGGATTCCCTGCGGGAAAACGCCACTCTTAGCCCGCCGAACGAGCCGATCGGAAAGTATTATAGGTTTCTACAGGAAGAGAACTATGACTTTCAGTTGGCCTTCATACCTTACGTCGGAAGCGGAACCGTCGGCAGTAGTCTGACGTTTACGAAGGGATATGATCTCACAAATATCGGTCTATTCACGAGCCCTCAAATCCTTTCAACCAACAACATAGCCCCACTGACAATCCTGTGGCAGGATTACTACTGGCACATGGGTGAGGAAGAAGGCGCCATGTTACAGGGCGTCGGCGGCTCAACAGCGGCGGCGGCGGTCGATAATATCATCCTCAATAATTACGCCGTCAAGAATCCTGCCGTGAACTGCGTCTTCAATGATCTCTCGTACAGCAATCTTTGGGCCGACGAGGCGACGCAAGTACCTAATGCTAATTGGGATGCGACCAATCCGGCGACGGCGACGCGCTTCAACGGCTACCGTAACACGACGATTACCGCAATCGGCGGACAGTCCGAGGTTTCGGCGTCGCTATTTAATGCGGGATTTAGCGGCAATACTCAGATGACTGCCGCGACAACGGGTGCTGGATCGGCAGTCAATGTCACGTCTATCCCCGGCAGCGTATTGATCGGCGGCATCATTTACGATCAGACGACGCCGAGCGCTATCGTACCACCTGCGGGATCTAGCTTCGCATGGATTACGGCGACCGGCGGAACGACTATCACTATGTCGGGAACCACTACAGGCATTACGGCTGGCGATGTGATTCAGGTTTCAGCGAAATTGATTTATCCGCTCAACGGAGCTAATTCGGCCGCGATCCCTGGCGACAGCATAATTTCGCCGATCAACGCAGATACGGCGGATGAAGGGGTGCCAAATGGCTTTAATATCGGCACCTTTCCGCCACCGTCCACTCCCTCGATAGTAGGTGGCACGCACTATTATTGGTGTCCCGATCAAAACGGCCTCTCGGTCGGGGCGGCGGCTGGATATATCAGCACGACGCACTGCGGGATCGCGAATAGCACCATGACGCCGATCATGTTCACGGGTGGCGTACCGGTCGGCGGCACTTCGGCAGTTAACCAGTTTCAGGTCGGCTGGGTTCCTAATCGAAGCTGCCCGACTGGTATTCCGGGGCAGTCCTCGGATTGGCAGGGTGGGTCCGAGATCGGCGGCACGCAGTCCTACGGACTCGAAATGCTGGCGACCGTCAAATCCGACCAGGCCATCCGCGGCGTGACGGCCGACAACACGGCGGCGATCGCCAACCTCGCGCCGTACTGGCCGCCCTCGTCCCTGGCCGGGCTCCCGAGCTGGGCGACCTCGCAAACGCTGACGCCGGGTCCGTGATGGAAGAGGGGCACGCGATGATCGTCGCCGGCACCTTGGCCGGGTTTGGGGCATTGGCGTGGTACGTGCGCAGCAGTGCCGCGATTCAAGCCAAGGCGATGGATAAACTCGCGGCGGCGATCGAGAAGCTGCGGGACCGCCTCGATACCATAGGGGCTCCGTCCCGCGCGGAGCACAACCAGCTTGCGGCCCAGGTCAATCAGATCGCGCTGCGGCAGGTGCAGATCGGTACCGAGCTGGAAGAGCTGCGGCATTCGCGGCGCGAGGGGGATGGGGGGTGAAGTGGATCGCAATGGTGGCGATCCCATAACTTTCGTGCGGGCGATCTTTTTGGTCATCCTGACCGCGATTTTTACCCTATCAGGCTGGTCGCTATGGAAGATCAACGAACTGGACGAAGAGATCCATAATAGCTCGGCGCTCCTTGTGATCCTAGAAAACGAGGTCGTCGAGCTTCATAAGGACGTTCGGAATCTTGAAATCTACACTTATCCGTCACAGAAAATCCCGCCGCAATAAATACGATTTCACGGTAGTGTCTCAGTCTGAAATCGGGGCACCCGACTGACGCGGGCGATAGGGGCCGCGCTTTTTCGCTGGAGCCTCTGCTGCCTCAACCAGCGCAACGATATCATCAACAGACCATAACCGATCCGAGACGCCAGCTTCCATCGCCGGGC